TATTGTTTATTGTTTTTTTCACAGTATCTTCTCGCAGCAATACCCAACGGACCTTCAGTAGCAATATGGATATAGTCTGGATCAAAATCAATAATTTTATTCTTCATTCCTTTAGGAATAGAAATCATAATCTCTTTATAAAAATGTAATTTAAAATTATAAAACATGCTGGGATTTATGACAAGAACTTCGTAATCTTTTTTTAATCTTTCCACCATATTGCTAAGGGTAGTAACGACACCATTGGTTTGGGGAAACCAAGCATCTGTGACAATAACAATTCTTTCTTTGTTTTTCACAACAGTATTATATCCTTAAATAATTGATTTCTGTCTCGCTACCCCTGCCCCACCTTGGAAAATATCAGGCGTATATCTATGTCTGATCTTTCATTCTTCTTATATAAGTTCTTAATGCATGGCAGTTGCCACAAACAACTTCACATTTTTCCACTTCTTCTTTAATTTTTTCTAAAGATTTAGTATATTTTCTATGATTTGATATTTGAAAACTTTTTTCTTTAATGTGATCAAACTGTAAAATGAAATATGGATACATTTCTCCACAATCCATGCATCCTCTAGATTCTTTATAGTTAGATAAAAACTCAGCAATAATTCTTCTACTCTTGTGAGTACGATCTAATGTTTTTTGTTTTTGTCCTTCTGATAAGTGATATGCTATGGTTGATTTTGAGCAGCCTAGTATTTTTTTAATCTCATCATAAGTTTTATTTTGATTTCTTAATTCTACTATTTTTTCTTTTAGTTCCATGACGCCAAGTATATCATGTTCGCACCCGTGGCTGGAATCGAACCAGCGACCAACAAATTAGAAGTTTGTGACTCTCTCCACTGAGTTACACGGGTTTGGAGCGAATAGTGAGAATCGAACTCACGCCAAAACATTGGAAGTGTCTTATTCTGCCACTAAACTATATTCGCATTCATACACTAACGAGTAGTCGCACCAATTACAGGAGGATAATCCTTTAAACCCAACTGATAGCAACGCTTGTATGCTTCAAGATACTTGCTTTCTGAGGCTTCTCCAGCCTTACCGCCCATACCCTTACGCATAACAGCAGCAGCAGATTCAAGATTCTTGAGAGCCTGCTCGTCTTCTTCTGTGTATTGTTCTTTTTGCTTTGCCATGATTCTCCTAATTTACTATATACCCAGCAAATTTTGCTGCATATTGATTGGTATGTGTAGGCCAAAAATATGTACATTTGTTACAACAGGTTTTCCATCCCAATGAATATGTTGTATAAAATTCCATATATTCATCAGGACTTTTCTCATATAGTCTGCCTTGATGAGAAAGATGAACACGATCATCTCCCCACCACGGCGGCATGACTACGTTGTTACCACGATACCAGTTCTTTTCATGAATGTCAAGAATAGCATTCCAGTTGTTTTCAGTTTTGATTCCACGGTAATCACATTCGTCTTTGATGGCATAAAGATAATTAAACAAAGACATATCATAATTACGCCACATATTTACCGCAGGATGATTTACCCAAGCGCCTGTGCGCTTCCCTGAGGCTAAAATGCTATAGATCTGACGACCTTCTAGCAATTGCTTATTAAGACGTTTGCTATCTAGCACCTGTGCTGATTTATCAAAATCATCAAAGGGTACAAAAGTTTGCATAATAGTATCCTAACTACATATGACGGGCAAAAATGGCATCAATTTCAGATAATTCGCTGGGAGACATTGCTGCATTGCGTCGCTTGTCCCACTCTCTATAAATCCTGTTGTGCCCGTTTGTGGGGGCAGCAAAAAGATTAGAGAATATCTTTTTGATTGTGTTCATAGATATTACTCCTTAAATTTGTAATGCTATTATAGTGGACGATTGCCCTTAGAGTCAATCTTGAGTCGATCAATAACTTCTTGAACATCTTTCATTGTGGTGGTTCTTTTAGCGCCAGCCTCTTTGTCCCATTTTTGGGATAATTCGTTATGCATACCATCGGCACGACCCCAGTGTTCTCCATTAGAAATAATGTGATGCCCGTCTGCTGTAACATACCATCCAAGAATTTGTTTAAGAATATCATTTTCTGCTGCCGTCATATGCTTTTGGTTATCTGCTTTAAGAACGGTATTCCAACAAACATCAACCGCTGTGGCTGATGAATGATTGGAAAGTCCAGCACCTGAACGTGCTTGACGGTATACCCAACATGCCACCATTTGCTTGTTTGTTAACTTCAAACGAGCAGGCATGAGGCGATTCCAATCAGCAAGATACGCAGCAAAAACAACGTGTGGACCTTTTGCAGCATGAATTGTATGACTTGTTCCAGGAATTTTGATAGCCACTAAACGAGGATCATGAGCATCCTTAATTGTGGGCCATCCATTAAGACTAACTTCCATTTTCTTTCTCCCTCATTAGTTCTAAAATTTTATTAACGTCAGTATACCAGTTAGATATAAGGTGATGCTCGCCTTCCTTACATGGAACTAAGCATTGATGAGTTATGCAAACATATGCTTCTAGATCGTCTTCCACTTAGTAAATGCTCCCGCCCAAATTGATTTACCAATAGATGATGGATTAACAGCCTTTAATCCAAGACTTTCATACATTCTGCGAACATCAGCATCATTATCAATTGCCTCTGTCACTCCACTCAAAGATTTTGCGTGACGACGTTTTGATTCTACGCCATCCTTATGAGATGGACCAACAGAGTTCATCATTAGCCTATTGTAACTTACTCCAGCATTTTTTAATGCAGCAACAGTTTCTGGCCTTCTTGATTCTGGTCGTGCGGTGATAACATAAACAGTACCCTGAGAATTTACATAGTCGATAACACGCTTAATAGGAGTTTTTCCATGAAAAAGCATTGTTCCATCAATATCAACTATGATAGACATTTATGCCTTCTTGAATGGAGCAAAACTTCCGCCCCAAATATCTTTCGTTACATTCCATTCTTTTGGCAGCATTGATACTGCTCCAAGAGCACGGGCACGAGAGATGATATGACGGCGAGCAGCATCGTAATTAGATGCACGACCAACTGACTGAATGGCATTAGCCAAATCATCTCTATTGGCAATGGGGAATGATCCGTCAGACATTGCTACACCTGACTGAGACATTCTACGACGGTCTGTTGTGTTGTAGTCTTTCTTAGAAAGATTGTTATTCATATAACTATTCTATCATGGCTTTGTTTTAGTGGGCGGCGTGGCCTTTAATTCATCTAACTCTAACTGAGTCTTGACAAGTTCCATTGTGAGATTAGCAATTTCAATTTCATAGTTATTTACAATCTTTGCAATTCTTTGAATAGTGTTGTTTAAAGTAAAACTTACAACATCATTATCCTTGCTCATTTTTTCTCCTTATTGTTAATTCGCCATTATTTATCATTAAATCAAAAAAATATTTCCTTGCCCAAAACAAGGAGCCATTCCAATACCAAAAATCTTTTTTAGTTATTAAATTAGTTGTATATGAAGATAGTTCTTCTGACCATTGTTTTTCCCACAACTCTGCTGTCCATTTGAGGCCAGATCTAGATTCTTTCAGAAAGTACATTTCAGAATTGTTTCATGGAAACACGCAATTGCCAGCACCATTTCTCGTGCATGTCTTGGCGATCTGCCATAAGATTTGCAATTCCCTGCTCATTAAGAGAGGTAGCGAGATCAAATATTTTGACAATTGACTGAATGATCATCATGTTTGCATTATAAAGATCCTCAACCATATCCATTGGATTAGTTGATACATCTACATCGGGAATTGTTCTAAGTTCTTGTAATCTAGTCATTGTAAATGGAGCATACCCACCAATTTTACGAATATTTTCTGCTGTGGGGTCAATTGAATCATAAACATCTTCATAAATTTCAGCAAAGAGATCGTGGAACATGGCAAAGTGAATACCTTCTACATTCCAGTGATAGCCGTGAGCCTTATGATAAACGACATATTGATCTGCAACTAGTGATTTTAATGCACTAATTAACTCTTCCATGTTATCTATTATAGCATCCATTGTCTTTCATTCTTTTAAATGTTTCTCTATCTAATTCTATGTTAGTATTTCTATTGGGATCTTCGTTTAAAGTTCTACTTTCTGCATGATCGCATCCTATGCCCCTCACAAGACATATTGTTGCTCCATCCTTTGCCGCCCTTAAAAACAAATCGTCATCTCCCCACCAAATAATAAAATCTGGATGAATTGCGTATTCTTTATCTTTCCAAAACTCTGCTGCTACTACAAAAGCATATCCAATTCTTTTATCTGGAGTCACCTTTTCTGGATATGGATCAATTGGTTTGGCTAATGTAGAGCCACCTTTATATTCATTTATCGCAGGAGTAAATATTGAAGTAAGTGTTGGATCAATAGTAGCAATAGTATAGTTACTTAATCTCATTATTGTAGATATATCATAAATAGCATTAGGAGCAAGACGAATATCATTATTAAGAATAGCAAGATTAACTTGATTGTCTAATACGCTTGCAGTTTTTATCATATGATTCCACATATCATACAACCTCATGCCAGCAGCATTAATTAATTTAAGTCTTCTGTCCGTTTTCATTCTATGGAGCACCCAATCATTTGTTAGATCTGTGCTTCCATTATCATATAGCCACACTTCATCAAGCGTATCTGCTAAAAGCAAATGCTCAATGAGCGGCGCTGTCCACTCTATCTTATTTTTTACTGGAATTGCAGCAATGCTCTTCATTTTATCCTTCTGGGTAGAATTCCATGAGCCTATTGTAATTCTCTTTTGGCGTCACTCTATTCGCTGGATGATATAGATGATAATCGTATCCTTTTATCCAAATAGTTTTACCAAGTTTGCTTTCACATGAGATATGAAATGCATCATCTTCTCCCCCGTATCCAATAAATTCTTCATCCATACCCCCAACGAAATCCCAAAGACTTCTTTTTATAACATACGCCCCACCGTGAAAAAAACTTGCTGGAGGACTTTGAAAATCTACTAAATCAAGCGAAATTTTCTTACCATTATAAAAGTTCTGTGTTGACTCTTCACTAACATAACCGAACTTAGAGTTAGGCTTTACTAAAACATTGTTATTTAATGCAGCATCTATTGCTTTTTCAATTTGAGAAACGTTTATGTAATTATCAGAATCAATAACAATAACAATTTCCCCGTCAGTTTTTGATACTCCATCATTTCTAGAACCAGATCTACTAAAATTACCATGAATATCGCTTTTATCTCCAATTACTATTTCATATTTTTTTGAATAGTAATCACATAAAAAATTAAATGACCTAAGCCTGTAACCACATCCAGCATCTCTCCACGGAATAACTATTTGCTGCATCATTTATCTTCCTTTATTATATGACATTTACATTCACATTGTTTAATTTTACATAAAGAATGCATTCCATTTAAACAATACCCTGTTCTTCTTGGACTAAAGAAATCAAGTTCTTCAATAATAGATGCCATATTTATTTTTTCATCAATTATTCCACTGGCATAAAATTCTTCAAAGTTTATTCCTATCATTTTTTGATAGTCAACATATTTTTTATAGTCATCGACTCCATATGTGCCCTGCTCAACTGCCAACAAAATATTTTTTTGAATTCTTTGAGATTCCATTTCGATATTTGTCCAACTTCTTTTTGCAAAGTTGTCATGCCATATTTTTGGCCTATCTTTTCTTGTATAAAAATGCCAAGCAATCATTTCATTAGGTGCATATATATGCCAGCCTCTAGTATATGCACGAATAGCAAAACACAATTCTTCTCCCATAAAAGAAATTCTTTCATCATATGGAATTTCTTTTGTTATATATCCAGGAGCAAATATCAAAGCGCCCAAGACTGTGTGAGAATAGTGAGGTTTATTTTTATTCTCAATCTTTTCTCTATGTCCCGCCCAAACTCCTGTTGCAGTATTAACAACACTTGTCCAAGAAGGATCGCTCCAAAAATCTTCATCTGCAATAGGAAAATTTTCTGTGCCATCTGTAAAGATTTCATAAGGTGCTGGGAATTGACTTAAAATTATTTTATCTGTACCTTGTTCCTTTTGACAAATAGAAATCATTTCTTTTAATTTTGTATCCCATCCTTTTGCAAATCTCATATGAGAATCTATTTGAAAGAAATAATCCTCCTCATCATATAATTCCATTGCAATTTTTCTTGCATATCCAGCACCCTTTGCTTCAGTAAAAAGCATTTTACGCATTCGCAATTGATCGCCAAGCCAACTAAAATCTGGATGCTTGTTGTTATAATCTTGAGATACTATTCCAAAGATCAAATCGTCTGGATTTTGTGCATTGTCATAAATGCTTTCGACAGTTTTGACTAATTCTAAATCACGATATGATGCAATTGAAATAAAAATACTCATCCTATTTCCTGACCGCCAGGTAAATCATATACTGGGTCGGTAGTTACATTAATGCCATAGGATTCTATAATTCTTTTTACTTTAGCCATATACTCAATGCATTTAATTCTTTCATTGTCAGACATATGTCTCCAATGACTTTCATAAAATCTCAATGCAAGATAGGGTGGATTAAATGGGTACTCAACAATATCCATAACAAAGTCAGATGGAACTGGAATAGAATGAACTTCTGCTTTTATTTTTGGTGTATAAATCATTGCATCTCCATTGTTAAGGATTCCCATACGTCAGCCCAATCTTGTCTTGACTTATGAGAATTAAACTCCTTATCTATGCTACCTTCTTTTAAGTATACACCACCATGAACACCCCATTCTTTATTTGACACACCGACAGAAAAGCATGTTTTATTTACTGGACACGCTTGACAAAGTTTGTCAATTGCTCTTGCTATAAAATGATCTTCTTCATATTTGTCAAAGAAGAGGTTGGTGTCCATTCCCAAACATTTGGCTTCATCCTTCCATTTGTGCATGACGACGCCCAATGTTTTCAGGAATGTTCCATCCCTTTTCTGTTAATGAAAATACTCTCTTCTTAAACCACATGCCTTTTCTAAATACACCATCAACTGATGAAAAGCCATTAGGATCTTTTGTATATTTAATAACATTCCAACCATCCCATTCAAGGTCATGGCGTGATGAAACAATGCTTTCCATGTAATCTAAATTTGTTACTACCATTTTTTCTCCTATTGAGATGTAAAAATAACTCGCTTAATACCTACTCGCTCAATCAACTTACTACAGCGAGGGCAGGGCTTGCTATCCCTATCGTTACCATGACGGTTTACTCGTGCAACATAAATAATTGCACCCTTGATATTATCCTCTCCAGCATCACGAATTGCAACCTCTTCTGCATGAGTAGAGCAATCTGTTTTAATATGTTCTGGAGAGACTATCTTTGGATGATTTCTATCTTTATTAAAACCAGTACCCAAAACTCTGCCGCCTTTTACAACGACAGCGCCATGAGTATTTCTTGCAGTTGACTTTGTTGCAAGGTATCGCGCAACACTAAGATAGGCAAAATCCTTTCTGCTCAACATGAAATCTCCTAGTATCTAAAGATTCCACACTCTACTCCCGAAAGTTCTGCCTGTGCAACCAACTTAGACGGTCGCTGATTCGGGGTAGAGAGAAAGGCGAAATAATCAAAATCTTCCATATGCTCTTCAATATATGAAGTAGGCACCTTAAAGAAACGTGTCTTAATGCCTCGTCGTTTTAATCCATTCTCTGAAAGATTGCAGAACTCAGCGGTAAATGAATTAATTTGGGTAGGACCTACTGAGTAAACATTAAATTCCTCATCATCAATTGTTGATAGTGCAACGCCCATTGCACGCATAAAGACGTTGTAGTCAACAAATTCCTTTGTACCCTGAACAACGATGTTCATTAAAGTTTCCTTTCCTTTGTTTTATTCTGCTAACGAATCAAGAATATATAGAAGTCTATTCAGTTCTTTATGTGGCAAACTCATAGTATCCACAGGTTGAGCGGAATCAAAGTCTGGATCGCCATCATATACATCTGTTTCGTACAGTGTATTATGATACACCCAATAAGCCTTATCGTCAAGTATTGCTACTCTCACAGATTCTTCTTCATCTTCATAATCTATAAATTCTTCATTTGTATTTTTTGAATTATTTTTTAATATCAAAAGCAAAAATATTACACATACCACCCAAGGAATAAGTGTTGCAAATATTTGCATACTCACTCCTTCATTTTATCATGAATTATGGATTACGTCTTGGGAAAAAAAATCCATCCCAAAATTGATGTTTTGGTTTCTTTTTATTTGAATTAGAACCATTAACAACTCTAGTATTTGTATTAATAGTATCTTGATTGCTAATACTTCCCGAACCATCCACTGGAGGGGTAGGACCAGAATCTTGAATCTTGCTTGTTTCTGCTTCAGGAACATTGGCATATAAGGCACCAACTTGAGCGGCTGCTTCTGTTCTTGTCTCGTGAGTTCCTACTACACGACCAGTTCCTTCAACAACAACCTCATACTTCGATCCTGCTCTTCTAATTATCCAAGGCATTTTTTACCATCCATCTATCTCTAAAGTTATTTTTCCCTCTGGGTGTCCATACTTAAAAAGTATTTGATTCATAAGAGATCTTGCACAACATCCTGGCCTTTTGTCAAAAACCATTTCTACTAACTCTCCATCAATGAAAAGTTCTCCCTTATACCTTTGACCAGCAGCGGGTTCAATCTCTATCCTCACAAATAAATTATATCAGGAGTACGGCGGGTGGGATTTGAACCCACGATTGACGGTTTATAAGACCGCTGCCAAAACCAAACTAGGCTACCGCCGCGTATAGTTATATGACAGTTATACAAAAAATATTAAGAGTAAGCATGACAAGATTGATTCCTAAAGAAATAGTTGTCAATGATGATATATTAGATTCTTTAGATTGTTCTGCAATCGTGTAAAGATTTACAATACAAGATAGCGTCCAAATTACTAAAGAAATAATAAGAAATGCAAGAATCATTTTTTCTCCTAATGTTGTGAATATTGTAGGCCATATTGATGCCTATGTCAACTAGAAAAATCCAAAAGATGAAAGATACTCAGAGACATCTTGTGTTGGTTTTGGTGGAGCAGAGATAACGTCTTTTTGTTTTTGTTCATTTGATCTACTGATAGATTTCCAATCATGAATTTCTATCTCTTGATTTCTATTGCGAGGCGTGTGACTAATTGCATTATATACCGCTCCACACATAGCGTCAGCCAAGTCCTTAGACTTCTTTCTTGGATGGTCAACCTTCTTATCAGAAACAATTCTTAACTCACCCATTTCCTCAAGAAGCAAATCAATATGAGGGGCAGCAACTCGCTCTTCATAAATAAGCATGGCAAGATCCTCGTAGTGCTTCTTTGCCACCGATAATGTATCTGTTTTGATTCCTACCGTCTTAAGTTCCTGTTGAATATCAAATGACTGCCAACGGTCAAAGGTTACCATTCCTATATTGAATCCCTGTCGCCTAAAATCTACAATCCAATTCTTAACCTCAGAAAGATCTACTGGACCTTCTTTACGAGGTTCCCACCACACTATTGCATCCACAATAACAAATGGAACAATCTGGGTATAGTCATTGAATGATTTTACTTCTACCCATTTCTGTACATGAGAAATTGCTACAGCGCACTTGTCATGCTTTTGTGCAAGATCGGCATGAAGAAAATAAATCTTATCTTCATCTGGAACAAATGTTGGCTCTATTCTTTTATATACATCAATTGGATTTCTCAAACTCATACACTTTTCAAGTTTATCTCTCTGCTTAAAAAATGCATCAGAAGCAAATGATGGCATACAAGCAAATCTTTGCATTGCATCTGCATGATCTGTTAAAAATGAGATCTTAAAATCTTCAATGCTGCGAGTAGGATTTACGTCCCATGTCGGACGTTTAATGGCAAAGATTCCAGGATATCTGTAAGAAATAATATGATCCTCTTCCCATTCAATTTCAAAATTATTTCCTTCTATATCAGGTGGGAGATCTGGATCAATAATAAACTTATGATTCTTGTAGATAACTTCTTTTTCAACAACAACATCATCATACCGCTTGGAAATAAAATCTCCTGGGTAGCGGGGGAATGAAAGAAGAATTACTTTTCCATAGTCTGGAAAACGTGAATCAACTGACGCCTTGAATGCTTTATAAATTGCATCACCAGTCTTTGCGTTCTCATTGCCACTTGCTGAGTCCTGAGCAAAGCCAGAGATCTCGTCAAGGATGGCAAGGATAAGATTTAGACCCTCGTGTGATTCACGCTCTGAGTGGCCTGAATAGACCGTTATGGCCTTATCGAACTCTACACTATCTGCTTTTGGATCGTACTTGCCAGCAAACCAAGGACAACGCTCAATCTTATTCTTGAACCCTTTAAAGAATACATTTCTAGCCTGCTGTGCGTTAATAGCAATATTGATAATGTCAATAGCATCGCCAGGAGGCTTGCCAAAGTATCTCGCAGGATCTTTTAGACACATTAGTTTATAAACTAAATAAGCACAACCGATGGTTGATGTGTGATCCTTTCCACTACCTTTGCCACATTGAAGAATTACTTCACCCTTAGTATATTTCTTGTAATGTGCCCTGCCCTCTTTTTCACCCATAAATCTAATTAGATCTTCTTCTTTGTAGATTTGGCTCATTGCTTCTACAAGATCTCTTTGAATTTGAGAAAGTTCTGGTTGATTCAAAAAATCTTCTGAATGTAAAAATGTTTCTAAATCTACTGGAGTTTCTTCAAATGGAGAATCATCTAGTGCCTCCATAAAAGAACTAAAATCAATTGTCAACTGTAATCACTTCTTCGCTACCTGCTGCTGCTGCAAGACGACGAGCAACTTCATTCTTGCATCGTGGGCAATCAGCGGAAACATCTCTCAGAATATTAATTAAAACTTCCTGCTTTCTTTCTTGTTCAAGAAGTTCTTCTGCTAATTCTTTATTCTCAAGAAGTCCAGCCTTTTGAAGCATATCAATGCGACGAGTTTCAATATCAAGCACTAATTTAATTGCAGTTGTCTTTGCTCCAAGATTTGAGGTTACGTTGGCTTCCTCAATTACCTCGTATGTTTGTTTAATAAGATAATTGTAATGCTGATCGGCAGAAGCCAAAGCCTCTCTAGCACGACTTCTTACCGCTTCGCTATTGGAAGCCATCTGCTTCCATTCCCTAAGCATGGAAGAAACTCTTGCACGAGGAATATCAAGATCTTTAGAAATTTCTGTTTCGTTTTTACCCTTGATATATTCTGCCGCTACTGCATTCACTTGTTCAAGATGAAGCATTAAGTCTGTCATTGTTCTCCCTAAAGGGACAATTATAGCAGTGGTGGGATAGGAATGTTGCCACCATTTTGAAATGTGTCCCTATCCCACCAACTACTACTTACATGGATACAAGTTGTACCATTCTTTAAATTTATTGTAAGTTGCTTTAGATGTGTATCGTGCTTTATAACGACCAGCACCGTCAATATCCCAAGGATAGAAACTTTTTCCACCCTGTGAAATCTTATACGCTATGCTTGCATTATAACTACGAGTAAGCAACTTCTTGCTATTCCACCATGACTGCTTATGCCAAGCAGCATAGTTTAGTTGAAACATTCCATAATCGTGAGTTGCAGAAATGCTATCAGCCTTTCCACCACTCTCACGCATTACGATAGCCCAGGAAATCCTGAGTTTCTTGCCACGGAATCCAGCATCGTTTAATACTTTAACGAGCCAGTTCTTGCATTGTTTTGGCTTATTAAAAGCCTGTAATACGACAGGCTTATAAATAGCCTCCGTCGCAATAGGTGCATTTGACTTAGCATACACCTGTTCAGTTGGAGCAGCACTAGAATATCCTGTCAACATCGACAACGTTAATAGACTAGCCATAATCCCTCCTACCAGTTCTTTTTTCGTCATTTGTTCCTCCTTGCGGCGGCAACATTATTCTAGGATAACATCTTTCTTTTGACAGATGCCTAATATTTTATATGTTTGTGATTCATCTCACATTAACTTGCTTTATGCTTTCTGTTAAATGTACGTTCTCTATGACAATTAGCGCATACAATTTCACACTTTTCTATCTCTTTAAATATATCTTCAACAGAATAATAATCAAGCATTGACGCTATGTTTGCCACTTTTGTTCCGCTAACGTGGTCAAAGTCAAGTATATAGTAAGGGTAAGACACTTTGCAATCTATACAGCCACTTTTTTCTTTTATGTCTGCAATCATTTTTTGCAGTTCCTTTTTTCTTTTTGTTGTTCTTTTTTGGGGCTTTTCTTTTTTATTTCTATTTAAATCATAAAGTGGTTGGACTACAAATCTATTTGTGTCTTTAGGCACAAACTATATTATACCGTTTTCTTTTTCTTAGTTTTAGGTAATGGTTTAATCCTATTTGGCCTAAAAGATCTCCAAGCACACATTACTCCAGAACGAATTTCAAAACAGTCAATCCATTCAATTGCATTATCAGTTCTTATAACATGTTGAAGAAATTTAAACTTCCCCCCGTGCTCTCCATCAATTTTAATGGTTTCATCTTTAACTATTGTTCTGCCGTCAGGCATTGTATAAGAATCATTTATAGCATAGAGATGTGCGTTTGGACTAACTGTTGCTTTTTTGCGAGCCATGATTTCCCTGCAATCTGTTAATCTCGTCATTGATATAAAAAACCGCCTTCTTCAAATCCTCAATATGCTTGTCTTCATTCTTAAGACCAGCACGCCAAAGATATTTGATAGCATTGCCTATATTATAGTTCCTATGACGAACAATGTCAATACACTCTACTCCGCTAGGATCGCTCGTATAGTGTGATGGATGATTTACCATATCATTCATTTTCTTAATCCAAACTTTTTTAGTTGACGGTAAATAATTTGTAAACTTACATTACATTCCTTTGCAATTTCTTCTGGAGTTTTCTTATCAACAAGAATTCTCTTTCTTAAGAATGCTTCAGAATGATGCAAGGTACTTCCTCTAGGCATTATTGCTTCCCACTACCTTAGTCCAATTTTCCATAGAGTATACTCCAATACCTATTGCATCTGCAATATCATTATCAGAGTTTCCTATATTAAATCTTTCATTCATTGTTGCAATAGTTCTATTCTTTCTTATTTCACGTTCTCTTGTTTTATACCAAGAGTTGCTTTTGCCTGGGGTTGTATTTTTAATCTCATCTTTTTCTTGTTGATTAAGTAATCTTGTGCCAACATAATTTTGCCAAGCAACGGGGCTTACTGCATATACCGCTTTTACTCCAGCCATACTTGCAGCAGCCAACAGCGCACCTTGACATTTTGCAAGTTGTGCAGCAGTCTTAGGTGAATTTGCAAAAATTGTATCTTCAATGACAATTACTTCTACTGGAAATGAATTAAAAAAGGCAACAGTCTTGTGTGACGTATCAGCAATCTTTTCATAAACATTATTTCCTTGATACTTTATTTTTCCCCAGTGAAGTAAATTACCATCAACAAAATAGGCAAATGCTAAACTATTAGTGCTTGCATCAATAGCACAAAATGAAGTGGGGAGATCAAGATTTCTTAATCTACCTATTTTGCTCATAATCAAATAATCCTTTAAGTTCTTTAAGCATTTTATCTACCTGCTTTTTATTTATAGAACAAGCATCACAAAAATTATTTTCATTGTAAATGCTTATGATTGTTTCGCACCCACCACTACACTTTCTTTTCTTTTTTGAAAGTTTGTTTCTGCGATTCCTTTTATATCTTTCATTAATCTTTTCTTTTGTGGATAGTTCGCGGCACTCCCCAGAACAATAAATCTGATATTGAACATTTGGAATAAATTCTAGGGAGCACCACTCACAAAATTTCATTCAAGATACTCCAAGGGATCAATTTTTATAGTTCCCTTATCTGCACTTAGGCAAGCATTCTTTACTGGACATCCACCACAAACTTTTGAATTTGATCGGTATGTCTTCTTAGGAATATCTCCGCTTTCCCATTGTGCTCTGACCTTCCTCATCCAATCAAAGGCATAGTCTGCCCAAGTTATTAGTTCTGGTGTAGGCTCAATAGTAATAGCATGAAGTTCATGACTATTCTTATTTTCATAAAGAAGAACTCCTAGTTTCTTACCAAGAACCTTCATGTAAATTACTAATTGCATAACGTGATATGACGGCGGCTTGGCATACTTACGATAAGCAAATGATTCTTCGCGCATTGTTTTAATTTCTACAACAGGCTGATCTTCTCCCCATTGAACAATGGCATCAGCAAATCCAAAGATAGGTGGATCTTGAGCAGTAATTCTTTTTTCTTTCTCCACCATAATGCCTGCGTTTTCAATAGCGGTCTGAATACGCTCATGAGCCTGTGTACCGCTTCCCATATTTGCTACGGCATATGGATCAGCGTCATCTACAAATTCTGCTCCAGAGAAGGCGAGAAACCAGTAACGGGCACACGCACCACTTCCGTAGACCAAAGTAGAAGGACTAAATGTTTTCTTAGTCTTAAATTGTGGATCTCTGCCCACAAGATATCCAGACTCAATCTTTTGAATAAGAGCCTTAGTGTCAATTGGACCATCTGGTTTTCTATCAATTACCTGCTTCAAAAAATTCTTAGCCATAAAAACTCCCTAGTTTAGCACTATACTTTAGAGAATCTGTTAATCTCTGTATAGCGTCACGAGCCGAAAAGTAAAGATTCTTCTTTACCCTGTCATCCTTTTTTACGTTTGTGTAATATGAAGCAAGCATTGCAAACTTTGCTGCATAGGCTTCTAGTTGAACAATTAGATTTACCGCCTTTTGTGGTGGTATGTCTGGATTCATCATCAACTTAACAATAATTGCTAATGCTTCCGTAAGTTGTTCATCTTCACATATATCTGATATCTCTGTAAACTCTGCAACTTCATTAACAAGTTCAAGAGTCGTTGTCATTTGTTAGCCTTTCTAATTCGTCTAATTCTATCACGGCTAAACGGACTTTCTGATTACCCTCACCAAGGACGAGTATAATCGCAGGGGATTTTGTCTTATCTACTTTCATGCAATCTGTAACAACTTTAGCCCATACGTCTTTATTTAGACTAAAACTTTTTGCATACTCTTTGAAATCAACAACATAGTTTCCCCATGTTGCATCACCTTTTGTATAATTTCTTCCAGAGTTTTTATGAAGACGAGCGCCAATTCGACTAGCCTCGCCACGTTCCGTCATTAATAACCTCGTCCAACAAGATTTACTTTAGATATGAATTTGCATTCACATTGCCAAGTAAAATCTCTGGTGTCATACCAGAATCTTGCCTTTTGTACGTCCCTCTTACATCTTTGACAAGAAAACTGTCCATGATACAAACTATACTTGTTCACCATTCACCTTATTGATTAGGGCTTGCTGGATATCTATATTCTCTTTAACTCCAAGGATCAATTTTTCTCTTCCTTGATATCTTTCACCTTCAACTGTATACCACGCTCCACCACGCTCAATGAAGCCAAGTATTTCTGCTGTATCAACGAGGTCTGCAATTGAATCCACTCCAAGGTCTGGTCCCCTGAAGTAGAAATCATATTCTCCAGTTTGGAACGCTGGACTAGTTTTAGAGAATTGAACATCCCAACGAACTTTGCGCCCAACTTTTTCTTCAATGATCTTATCTCCGACATATATTTTTCCTTTGATTGCTTGATTATCTGATTCTGATGAAAATAGTTTAACAATGGTAGAAGAGTAGAACTTCGTAGCCATACCACCAGTGGGTTGCTGTGACACATACATGGCACCAATATTATTGCGAGCCTGACTAATGAGAATTAGCAGTGTTGGTTTTACTTGATTATTTGAATAGTTAAGCATCTTGACAGCATTTGTCATATCTCTGGCTTCTGCACCAATCTGCTTAGTGTTTTCTAATTGCTTTAGTTCTGTTGAATCCTTCTCAAAGTAAATTGCTGGAAGCAATGCTGAGATACTATCAACAACGATAACATCAACACCAGCCTTCATAAAGTCAGTACCAACATCTACCATATCGTTCATAGTGCGAGCCGTAGAATGAATTAACTTTGTACTGTCTACGCCTAGTTGTGCAGCCCATTCTGGGGAGTAAGTCATTTCTGCGTCGATCCATGCACATACTTTACCTTCTTTCTGTGCCTCAGCAATAATTTGTAGGCAAAATGATGACTTGCCAGCAGACTTATTTCCCCAGATCAGTATCTGACGACCGTAGGGAAGACCACCATTAAGCGCACGATTTAAACCATAACTAGGGGTCTTGGCAAATTGAGTTTGTTCAATCTCAGAGCCTAAGGAAATCTTCTTACGCAACTTAGGATTAAGTTGTGCAAGGATCTCATCAATTTCTGTCACGCGAGTACCCCGTGCATTCTTGCACGCTGCTCATTGTATGCAGTCTTATCTAGATATGTATCATGAAGAGAAATATCTGTATAGCCATCTTCTTTAAGACCCCAATAAAGATCCAAGGTTCGAATAATAATGTCTGCAAGTTCTTCAACAACCTGCTGATCACCCTTGCTCTTGCGAATTGCCTCAAGAACTTCTGAGCATTCTGAATGAATCATAGCAATCTGCTTAAGATAGAAGATTGTATGGGTGTCTTTGTTATTAGGCTCCCAAAAGCCCTTGTCTACAGCGTTATCATGCAAACGCTTTGATTCTGCATCTAGATTAAATGTGTTCACGCTACTACCTCCTGAAATACTAAGTCCTCATCTTTTGAGACACTGTAATTAATCTTATAAGCACTGCCCTCTTCTAAACGAGTATATGCCATTGCAAATGTCGATGGAAATACAATCATCGACATGAGTTCTCTTCCGCTATCAGCCACAACTAGGCTAGCCATTCTTTTACCCGCTTTTGTAATGCGAGGTTTAAAGGATAGCACATAATGCTCATCTTGACTATATGGAAGTTGTTTGTAATTCAAGAATCTGACAAGCGCAGACTTGCTTTCCTGTAACTCGTCAACAGGAACTGCTTCCACAATTCTGTTAGATCCAGCAAGAATAATATAAGTCCTACCTGCTTCAATAGAAGTTTCTTCTTCATCAAATATCCCAACTGATCCAGTACCGTCTAGAATTTCTACACGGCTCCAGCCCTTACCTCGCTTAATTCCACGCACAACACCCATAAGAATAAATGCACCCTTTTCATCAAAGTCATCTACAGAACTAATGTAGGCATGATAGTGTTGTGGAACCTGAATATTAAATTCAGGAAGATTAAGGTATTCATACATGTTTTCCTTAATGCTTTCATCATTCCTTGGATTGTCTGGAAATGTTAATGCACCAATAGCATTTAGAGATGATAGCGCACGACTATTAACGCCATTACCTTTTGTAAAAGTAAACTCTTCTACTTCTTTAAAAGATTTAAATGGACGACCCTCAACATATCTTGAAGCGATCTTATCAGAAATAAACTTAATGCTTGATAGACCGAATCTAATTCCCTTGCCCTCAATCTTAAAATCGGCATCAGAATCATTAATATGTGGAAGGCGCAATGGAATTCCCATTCGCTTTGCCTCAATCAAATACTCTGTACGAGCATCCTTATCCTTTTCATTGTTAAGAAGAGCAAAAATAAATTCTATTGGATAGTAGTATTTGAGCCATGCTGTCCAGTACGACAGAGTTGAGTAAGCGACCGCATGAGACTTATTGAACGAGTACCCTGCGTGGGCCTCAAAGTCATGCCACATCTTCTCAGCAGCCGCCCCACCAAGTGGCCCAGTCGCATTCCGAACAAATAACTCCTTGAATTCATCAAACTCTTTCGCATCCTTCTTCTTACCAATGATCTTTCGAACCTTGTTAGCCTCACCCATTGTCATGCCTCCAAGACGCTGACAGGCGAGCATAACTTGCTCTTGGTATAGGATACACCCATATGTGTCTTCTGTGAATTCTTTTAGAATTGTATTACTATAAACAATTCCACTTGTACCACGTTTGCGAGCAATATACTCTTTACCAATGGTGTTCATGGCGCCTGGGCGCACCAGAGCATTTGATGCTACAAGTTCGTCAAACTTGCTTACGCCCATTTTGATTAGAAGATTTGTATAAGGAGTTGCTTCGCATTGGAAAACACCCTTGGTGTAACCATCAGAAAGCATGGCATAAATATTCCTATCCTCTAAATCAATCTTATTTAGATCAATCTTCTTTCCATGACGCTCTTCAATAATTTTGAGAGTATCGTTAAGAACAGTTAAAGTCTTTAGTCCTAAGGCATCAATCTTAATCAGACCAATATCTGCTGCTTCTTCCATATCAATAGCGACCACAGGAATTCTCGTATCTTGTCCTGTAATAGATCTTGTTTCCATTGGAGCGACCTTAGAAATTGGAATCTTTGATGTTACAACTCCTGCTGCATGGATTCCTGTTCCACGAATACGGCCACGCAACTGGCCTCCGTATTGCTCAATCTCTGGATATTTATCGCGGAACCATGCAACATTTTTTGACATTACATACTCGTCCCAAGTATCTATAGTCTTTAAAGCACGATTAACATCAGAAAGAGGAACGTTTAAGCAGCGAGCCACATCTCGCACGACTCCCTTGTCCTTGAACTGTAAGAAGGTGGCAATTGAAGCGACATGTCTATATTGCCTTTCTAGATAATCTTTTACTTCTTCACGACGGCTATCCTGAATATCAGAGTCTACGTCAGGGAAATCATCACGATCAATGTCAATGAAGCGGAAGAATAGCAAACCATACTTAATAGGATCAATATCTGTAATGCCAAGGGCATAACATACAAGAGATCCTGCACTAGATCCTCGCCCAGGCCCAACCATAATATCATTCTTCTTTGCCCATGTAAGCATATTACGAACAACGATGAAGTATGAGGCAAACTTCTTATTCTTAATTACCGAGAGTTCTTCCTCTAGTCGATCTAGATATTCTTGAGATTCAAGATTATTCTGCTTAAGGAATCGTAGACATTGATCACGAATCTCCTTATCAGGATCTCTGTGTTCGACAGGAAGCAGGTTGAGATTGCGACTAATTGTATAGTCTTCAATTTTATCTGATACTTCCATCGTATTAACAAACATATCATCACGGAATCCTCCGTTTTCCTCCATAGCGATACGCATCTCATCAGCAGAGAGCAAATGAATATCAAACTTATTAAAACTCATCATGCGATCTTTACCATAAAGATAGTCAAGTCTGTCCATCATGTCTGTATGTTTAACAGACTTATCATATGCAATATCCTTCTCAAGTTTGGCATGAGTGTTAAGGATAAGCATCATTTCCTGAATTACCTTTTGATCTACCGTCGCATGATGACAGTCAGGTGTAACAATAATCTTGTGTCCTGCTGCATCGGCAAGTTCAACCAAAGCCTTATTAATCTCTGGAGGATTGTGAGGCATAACCTCTACATAAAAATCATCGCCAAAGCGATCAGAGAACCACTTCAAATGCTGCTTTGCTACAGCATAATCATCTACCTCAATAGCCTTATTGATTAGGCCAGACATACAAGCAGAAGAAACAATTAGTCCTTCACGATATTTTTCTAATACCTCAAAGTCAATGCGGGGCTTGCGGTAGTAGCCCTCAGTCCATGAAATTTCGTTAAGTTTGCCAAGATTGTCAAGTCCTTGATCATTCTTTGCAATAATAATAATGTGGTTGTAAACCATGTCAAGCGGAGTTGTCCTCTCGCTCTTATCTCTCTTATCAAATCTGTCAGCAGTAATATATCCTTCTACTCCCAAAATAGGCTTAATACCAGCAGACTTGGCTGCGCGATACATCGGCCTGTGTCCTGAGAGGGTGCCATGATCTGTAATGGCTATGGCTTCCATGCCATTCTGCATGGCTCTTTCTACATATTCTTCTGGAGTGGCAACCCCATCCATCTGACTAAAATGTGTATGAACATGTAGCGGGGTATATCTATGCACAACAATCCTTTCAAAGATAGGGGGTGGGGGAGGCAACTTCTGTGTAGGAATCTCAACCAGAACTACTAGTTAACTACAACCATCCTAAGCGAAATCCTTTTGCACGAACAGCGTGCCTCCCCCACGACTAATTACCACTCAATGTTATTGTTACTTGCTGATGCGGGTCCATCAAATCCAAGATAAAAGGATTCCTGCTCAGAGTAAGGGAGTTCACGAACTACCTTCTCAAGATTGAAGGGCTCAACGCCATTCCAATCAAAGGGTTCCTTGTCTGGACCTGTAGGAAGAAGGACATAGGTCGTGTCCGTTCCTGATCCCTGACGCTTCATGCGCCATGTAAGGTTGCTTACGCTACCCGTATCCATAACATATTCACGAATGGTGTTGAAAGCAGACTGCTTTCCCACTCCCTGTGACCATACGGCGACATATGGGTCCTCAATGCCGTCATCAACAAGAAGATTTGTATAGAAGCGCAAACGAGCACGCCATCCACTCTTAGGCTCCTTACGAGCCATCTCACATCCAAAGCAGCGGCCTTCTGAGTCCATAGTGCAAACAGCCTTGCGCTTGTAATCCTTTGGATTTGTGTGTTCTGAAACAACGATAGCAAGATCACGGCTCTCGTTGTAATTTGGTGAATCCTCATCAAGTTCGTTAATAAAACGAACCTTGACACTCTGGTTGTCCTCAACCTTTAGCCAACGAACCTTTAGTCCATTGCTATCCATACTTGCTCTGGGGGCATCAATTGCCTTTTCCATTGCCTTAAGTCCCTTTACAATTCCCATAATACTCTCCTAATACATTGCTAGTAGCGGGTCGTCAATCCTAGTAGTTAGTTCTTTAATATCGTTGTCTGTCATATCTCCGATATCTTTGAACCGTGACGGTATGGAGATAAGTGTAGCACGATTACCAACTTTGTCAAGTATCTTCTCCTGCATACTCTTACCCGCATCATCATTATCTCCTATGACAATGATGTTGTTAAAATATTTTACTAATAGATCTATCTGAGTTCTTGAGACATTTGCTCCTAATGTAGCAACTGCCGCAATACCATTTTGATCTAGTCTTATTGCATCAAATGATGATTCGACAACATAAACTGTGTCGTATTTCTTTGCACGATTGAGATTAAATAGAATCTTAGACTTAGGAAGTTTGGGAGTATTCTTAAAATCTTTTCCCTCAACACTTCTTGCAACAAATCCAACAAACATCGTTCCAGCAGGATTCATCATCGGTATGATAATCATATCTTGATTCTCACTGTACCCCAAAGAAAATTTGTTTATTGACTCTGCTGAAATTCTCCTGCCCTCATAATATCTCATTGCTCTAGGAGAATTTAAAGCCTGAGAATGAAGTCTCTTAATCATTAACTCATCATAGGGCTCGTACTCTGGCTCAACCTTAAGCATGTTATCTAAAACATCTGTAATATCAGAATCTGTTTTCATCGAATCAATGAATCTGGCAGCCTCAAAGAATGTTTTCTTTGTAAGAAACATTACAAGTTCTACTAATGATTTTGATTCCTGACAGGAAAAGCAAAAGATGTTCCCATTTTCTTTTGATACTTCTGCCGACGGTGTTCGATAATTATTATGGTATGGACAATAAACCACATACCATCCATCAAACTCAGATTGTACGTCTAAACCTGAGCCTGTGATGATTCTTCGCACTTGCTCTGGGGTATATATATCGCCCTGTTTTTGTCCAGTCCTTCGATACATGAGGCATTCTTCTTTCCGATAAATGATCCGTAAACACTAAGTATAAAGTTATAAGATGATCCATTATATTCTATTGAGAAATCTGGGTCAATATCTACGCGAGGGGCGTAACCTTCTAATCTCATTGATATTTTTAATAAATTAATATAATTTTCACGCAATCTTGGAATAGCAGAATCATCGTAGATTACTCCATCTAGATAAAATCTTTTTATTCTTTTATGCATGAAACTCATGCACTAATTATATCAAGTTATTCAAAATCTTTACTTAATTTCTAAATATTTAAGTGCAGACTTAAGAATTTCTTTATTGTCTTTTGCATAACCTAGCAAGGAGTTGCAACTATAACAAAGCAACCCTCGTATACATTTGCCACAACTTTTTTCTTTTGCACAACAAGAATGATCATGATCTACATGAAGATAATAATTTTTTCTTTCATTGCAAATCCAGCATTTTCCCTCTTGGCTATCATATAACTTTTGATACTCATCTTCTGTTAATTTATAAATTGACTTTAGATACCATTTTCTTCCAGAAGCCTTTCTACGTTTTGAATATTCGTCACGGTTCATTTGCCTACGAGCGTAGGCTTCTGGATTTGCATATCGCTGCCGACCATATTCAAGATGACATGGCTTACAATATGTTTGAACGCCGTCTTTTCTTTTTAAATTTACAAAATATTCTGAAAACGGTTTTATTTCTTCACAACGCTTACACAATTTCATAATCATAGTATATCATGATTTTGATTATTCCATGTCTTTGTAAATAAATCGACCACTGTCGAAATCCACCTGAACATAAAACTCGCCAAGAAATCCATTTCTGTTCTTTCTAAATACCGCTTCCAGAACATCACTGTTAGGAGCACGACCAAGGGCAAGAAGCCAGTCTGCATCGTAAGCAATCTGTCGTGACCAAGAAGTTTGTCCAAGTGTTGGCACACTGTTCATGTCCGTAACATCATCTGGGGTAGCAGAGGAGATAGCAACCAAGGGAATATTCTCAGAGATAGCAAGCAACTTAAGTTCACGACTAAGATTCTTCATCTTCACAACTTCATTATCTGTTCTAGTATTTGAAGTCATAAGATTGAGATAATCAACAAATACAATATCTGGATTATATTGATCAATCTTTCCACGCAATACGCTTGGAGATACTTCACCCATACCGTCATTAGAAATGATATTGAAAGAAGACTTACCCTCAAACAATTTAGAGGCCCACTTCTTAAACATATCAGTTTCTACTTGACCACTAGAAAGTTTTCTGTGACTCCAAAATCCCTGACCAAGGATTGTATATACTCTGTTTCTTACCTCTGTTTCTGTCATTTCCAAGGATACGACGAGCGGTGACTTTCCATTTTTCCAAGCCTGAACAGCGAGATACAAAGCCATCCAAGATTTACCAATAGCAGGATAAGCCAGAAGTACCCCAAATTGCCCAGGGGTGATACCCGCTGGTAAGTAGTTGTCGAATCCTGCAAGTCCTGTATAGATTCCATGAACTCCTTCTTCCTGCATTTTTTTGATATTCTCAAAGTGTGCAACAGCATCATCAATATTGGTAACGTCTAGATCACGAACAGTAGACGTTACCCTTTTAATATTTGCTGTCTCATTAATAAGATTATTAAGTGCATCCATGCCCCTGCCGCCCTGAAGATCAGATGCAGCAGATCTAAGCATTAACCTAATATTATCATTCAGATACTCATGCCTTAGTTCTTCAAGATGATGTTTTGTTGCTCCAGTATCTGAAAAATATTCAAAGTCAGTAAACTCGTTCTTTACAATATTTACTGGAGGTACTGATTGATTCTGCTCATAATAGGAACGAACAAAGCCCCATACATCATTATGAGTACGCAAAAGAGTGTCTACGTTTGCTTGTAGCAAAATATGTACCTGCTTGTCATTTAGTACCGCAGATATTGTCTTAGCCTCTATATTGCTCATTTAACCACTCCTTTGCTTTCTCACGCATCTCTGCTCTAAATTCTTTATCCTGACGATCAACCTCAGTAGCACTAATTATCTTTTCTACATTGTTTGAGTACCAAGACCAAGTTGGCTTTACGCTAACCCTGAAGTAGTATCGCATAGCATTGTCAAGTTCGTCAAATGTAAACGACTCAAGCAAGGCATCTGCTGCCCATTGCTCCTTGTTTTTATTCAAGTTAGGCTTATCCATACCTTTAAGCCTACAATGCTTTTCAAATAGGCTTAGTAAAACAAACCTATCTTTTCGATCTACCACTTTTCTCCTTAAATATAAACTGTTAAAGCAAACTGATCTTTGCTATCTTCAAGGACATTGACCGATGCTGCTGAAAACCAATCAGCCTTAACCTCTTCAAGCATCTTAGACATTTGCTTAAATGCTTCTGCGGGACTACTTCCATACGAACAGAGAACTAGTGGGTCCTCTGAATGTGCAACATATCTCTTCTTGTTCATGCCAATTCCTCCTTGGCCTCGTTCAACTTCTCAACAAGTTGAGTCTCTACAAATTGATAAACACGATCTGATGCCTGCTTAGTAGTTTCATCATCTCGTACAAAGTCACTTACTTGACAATCCAGCCTTAGGGACTGGAAATTTCCTGTATTTAGGGTATACCCAAGCGACCACGAAACCTTAGTTGGCTCCATTGAAAATCCTTTCGGCTATAGTGTTTCTGAAAAGACAGGGATAAATTGTCCCTGCTCATTTTTAACGTACATCATCATACCATCACCCATTGCATAACGCAACTCTTGTTCAGTAGGAACTTTATTATTTGTGACAAGCCCATCTTTCCTTGCTTTGCCGTGATGTGTTTGAGCCATCAGTTTTCTTGCTTCTATTATAGTGTCTTCTGAATAATATGACAAGTAATGCCATGCAACTTGACCCCCAACAAGTTCCCCCACGGGAGGTGGAATCATTCCTCTTTTAACTAATCTTGGCATACTTTTTCTATGATAATTTAATAACTGGGCAGTTTCAGTTACAGTAAAAGCACGTTTTCTTTTCTTTTTAAACTCTACAACAGTAGTCGTCATAGTTATTCCGCGTGTACAGTTATATAAAGTAACAATTCCAGCAGCACGGGAGGTATGGGTAATTCTAACTAACTCGCCATTAAGAAACCAAGTCTTTCTTCTTGGCCTTCTTATAGGGACGATATTGTTATCTTGGCCCTTATCTTCTCCATCAAGAGTAGCCATTGCGCTTCCTTATCATCTGGTCCAAAGTTATGATGAAATTTTCGGTGCCCACAGCACACGCAAAATATTTCTATATGATTTAATGCATTGTAGGCACGATCTACAAACATTCTGCCGCCGCAACGCTTACAGAATAACATAACAGTGAATTATATCATGTAGGAATGCCAATGGCGGTAATATTTACTGTTGTGGTAACTTGTCCAGCAGAATTAAACTTAACAATTCCTTCTACTGCCGAGGTTGTTATTGATCTAATGACAACGGTAACATTGTCTCCAACGTCGCTTGTACCTGTATTAACAACTGTTGCAGTTGCAATAGGTGGATATTTAAAGTCTGAGGAGTATGAAAATGTGAAAGGCTTTGTCTGACCTTCTGTTACAGATTCATTTAAAACAACATCAACGAAACCAGCAACAATTCTTGCTGCACGAGTTTGAATAACCTGATTTCCAGCATCTCTTGTTTTTACTGTTGTGTAATTGTATGTTGCTGAAGAAATTTCATTTGAAACATCATTTATTGCGTTAGCAATTTGATATAAATATGTAACATCTAATGGCTGCCCACGGTCTGGCAAAGATATTTTTCCCATGACTTAATTATAGCACTAGGATAGTGGTTCGTCATATGATGAATATAATAAGAAGTTGTTTGTAGAACTACGAATAACTGGAGTTCCTGGCCTGTAGACTTCTATGCTAAAATGATTTTTTCCTGTTGGAATGGTGATGTTTGCAGAGGTTCCAGATATTCTTGCTAGCCTTTCCCAAGTACCCGCATCAATATCGTCATATACAACTGTGCCCCATCTTATCCAAAGATCGTAAGAATCTAATTTGCTTATTGGGTTATCACTGTTTCCATCTTTAACAATATTTGCATAATTCCAAGAAATTGACAATAGATCTCCAGACCAAGATCCTGTAACATTTCCTCCTGTAACATCGTAAGATATGTTGCCACCCACAGCATAAATATTGCTCCATTCAGAAAATTGATTATTTGAATTCTTTATTAGTCTATATCTTAAATAATATAAAGAATCATTGCTATTGGGATATGGCAAAGTATTAAATGGAATGGATATCTTTTTTGACATTATGATATCCCAAGTGAGAATCTAAAATCTACATAGTTATTTGCATTGGGAGCAATGATTGCTGGGGTGCCATCATATTTTACAACTGAATATCCAGACATTTTGTATATGGGATTATCTGTTGTATTATCAATTCTAAATCCATCGAATGCAACATAGTGCTGATCAGATGCAACTCCATCGGCAATTGCTTCAACAAAGATTCTGCATAAACGAGTTTCTGATGAGTTAAAATCTGTTGAGGTGCGGAACCTTGTATATGGCAATAATGAACTGGCCGCCTCATTGCTATAATCAACATTTTGATTTTTTGTCCATGATGAAACGTGATATCTATTTGCAGTCAAAACTGATTTAGGAATATATATTTGTACCTTTGCATAGTTTCCAGATAGATTTGCCTTAGTCTTATAGAATTCCATCATAATTCTTAAATCTGGAACTGACTCTATGCCAGTCGATGTTTGATCTACCAAAGAGAATGCTAGTTTTAATATATCTGAATTATTATTTCCAGATATATCAAAGTTAATATTTTCAAGTTCAACACATGCACCTGAAGAAACCCAGTCTCCGTCTATCCCATCGCTAATATCAATATTAGATAAATCTCCCCTAACCATCAACGTCTTGTCAAGATATCTAGGACCTTCTTTTCTTGTCTGACGAAGATTATTAGAAAATACGGTATCGCTTGTTTTTGCAAAAAATACATCAGAAGTTTCTTGTATGTCTAGTTCAGCATCGTGCTCTGTTCCATTAGCAAGCAAACTTAGATCTGTATTGAAGAGAGGGATGGATGAGATAAGTCCATCATTTTTTTGCCAAGATTGAGAAAAATTAAAAATCATCCTACTATCATATTGTGATGCCAATGTGTTGTTTTCAAAAGACCATATTCCAATTTCTGTGGCAGCGTATCTATTCTCCTTTACTATTTCTGCTGTCATAGAAACTTTTGTTCTAATTACAACAATAGATCCAGATGTTGCTCCAGATGATACATTTGTATTTATTCTTTGATATTTAACAGTATTGGCTGTTACTTCTGATACTCTGTATTCTCCATTAAATACTGAATCAATTCCAGATACAACGATTATCTCCCCCGCGACAATATCATGATTTATTGATGTAGTAAGAATTGCAATATTTGATGAAATTTGCTTATTTGTAACAGTGTATGTAACAGACGCATCAACAAATCCTTTAGAGGAAATGGGGACTCTCAACATTTCAAAGTCCATTCTTTGTTTTGCATGTAAGTTTGATGGATACCCATCTGTTCCCAATAACGGAGTGGCCCCGCAGCCAATAGAAAGATGGGTGGCAAAAGATGGTACTTGGCCTAAAAGAAACTTTGCAATAATTTCTTTGCCATCATTGGTAATCATATTTCTCCTATAATTTCAATTGTACCATTTGATAAAATTTCTGCCTCAATTTTTTCATCATCAAGAACTTTATCAATTTCTATAACAAGGTTACCCTCATCATCAAAATATGGCTCATGCATACCTCTTGATAATAAGTCAATCAAGAATTTTGAAAAATAATCTACCATAGGAATATTGGAAATAATCTTGTTTGGATCAAAATCTCTTTTTAATTCAGGAAGATTTGTAATGGGGCTATAAATTACCTGTTGTCCATCTATAAGATCTGAGCGAGACATATCAGATAATTCAACTGCTCCCACATCTTCAAAAAGAAGATTTGTTATTAGTTGTATCTCTATATTGCTTTCGTCAAATTGAATAATATCTGATGGAGCAACCTTGAAATTTTTATTTGAAGGCATTGGAGTAAATGTAGGAAGTGATGGAGTTGCAGACACTGGGGCGGAATTAACAGGAGATGCATTAGATGAGGCTGGGGTGGATGGGGCTGGATTGGTTGTGGCTGGATTGGTTGTGGTTGGATTGGTTGTGGTTGGATTGGTTGTGGTTGAAGGATTGGGAAGGGATATTGCATTTGGCAAATTAGAAGAACTTGGCGGGGACGCTACTGGCGGGGCAGGACTATTAGAAATTACAACATTACCAGACATTTCTGGAGCAATTACTGGTGCTGGATCATCTACCCATTGACTAAACGTACCAAATGGACTAGTATAATTTACCCAAGGCATCTTAAACCTCCGCTAAATATAATGTAGTTTGAATTGAACCAGAACTTTTCTGATGCTCTATATTATATACTGCAAATCTTGTTGAACTATCGGCAACAATGTCTACATCGCTACTCTTGTAATTGATATTGACAATATCTCCAAGTTGAAGATGTGGAACTCCAAATGCTGATACCCCCACGGTTTTTCTTGGTGTAATAACTTTTTTAATAATCCAATCCATCATTGATTCTGCTGCATCGTCTGTTTGCACATATTCTGCCTCTATAGAAAAATCATTTCTTCCATATTTATTTCTACTATTAAGAACATCGTTATAAAGTTTTTGATATTCCTCAGCATTATTAGATCCAGAATAAATGGCATTAGTAAAATTACTATTCTTCTTAAAGAAATCATCAACCTTGAGAGAGTGTGTAGTATTTTGTGTAAATGCAATTCCTAAAATTCTTAAATAGTTTCCGCTGGTATCATCTAGATTAATATTTTTATCAGCAATATTGAATATAAGGAACTCTGCCCCATAAGATCCAGCAAGGAATCCTGAAACTGTGTAAGCCTTGACGTTATTCAGTACATCTGCAATTTTTGCATAAAGGGCTGGATATGCCCTATCGTATCTGATATTAAAGTATGCTGCTTCTCGCATGATAGTTCCAAATTCATCATAATACAACGCATATTGAGGATCTGATTCAGAACTTATTCCTTTGAGATATGTGCTTTGAATAATTCCATTGAGTGCATAATTTCTAATTACCTCGTTTTCTGCTGAAATATTATTTTGAGATACTGGAAGTTGTACTCCTTTTGCCACATTCTCAGCAAAATTATCAGAAAGAGCATAAATATTTTCAAACATGCATCTTGAAGATCCACGAACAAATAAGGCAATGTTGCTATATTCTGGAAGCGGCTCTGGATCATCTACAACTGCTACCTGCTTATCGTTTAGGTATAAATAAAATCTTCTTTTGGATGCTATGTTTACATATTCTGCGGAAAGATCGTAAACTGTTTTACCTGTTCCTGCAACCATCCTTGATTGACCAGTAAACTTTCCATCATCAACAATGATATCAGTTAAACCTCTCCATAAAATTTGAGGTATGGCTATGGCATCAATTCCAGTAACATTTCCTACTGGACTTACTTCTGTTTCACTAACCTGATTTGAAGAATTAATTTTATAAGATATAGTGTTGCTGGTCGTAGCAAATATATCTTGTAATCCATTGAAATCACTTTCTACGCCATCAACATTTATTTTTTCTCCAGCACTGAAATAATGATTTCTTAATGTTGTCAGCGTAGCCAAATTATATGTTACTGGACTTCCATTAACAATTTCTGTTACATTGTGACTATACTTTTTAATAATTTCTGATTTATTAAATCCAAAATTAACTTTATAGAAAAATACATTTGATATTTGTGTATCTTCATCAAGTGACTTTGATACTATGCCACCGCTAGCGGAACTTGTTGTAAGGGCAACATAGGTGGCGGTGCCAACCTTATCTGATGGTGATCCAAGATCTGAAGTCGTTTGCACAGTAAATTGATTTTCATTTGCAGAAGAAATAACGGCATTAGAAATATTATATCCAGAAGGAGATAATCCAGAAATATTTACAAGTTGTCCAGCCCTAAAACTATTGTTTGCAACGTATGTAACTGTCCAAGAAGTACCTTCACCAGTTCTATAAAAATCAGTAATATTTGCAGGAGAACTTATTCCAGCCATTTTAAATTTAAACTTTTTCCTAGTATTATCAATTTCTGTTACAGTAAACTGTCCATTCAAGGATGTTGCTGGAGCAGTTTTCCTACTGTCATCTATGGCTCCAGTAACAGAAATCTGTGTTCCTATTTCAAAATCATGCTGAGATGTAAGAGTAACGGTAACTGTATCTGCTGTACAACTAATTCCATTTGCAACCTTTGCAATACTGTAAGAATCTGCATTAGAATTATTTTTAAAGTTTGTTATATTGTTTTCTGATAAAGCCATTATCTCGTAGTAGTATCCAATATTGGTATCTTTATTTAAATTAAATGCCATTCCACCACTACCACCTGAAATAAAAGTCTGCTTATTTGGATCTGAAGAAATTATTTGATTTGATGGGTAAGGGTTGAATGCCCCTTGTGGGGTTTGCCCACTATTATTTTTAGATTGAACTTCTCCAATGACTCTCATCCTTGTTCCAAAATGCTTATATGGCTTATCAAGTTGCTTATATGTATAAGAAATAAAGTTTGCAGGATCAATTTCTGAAGGCAGTTCTGGTCCGTCAAATATTAAAGCAGATGATTGAACTGATCCAGATAGGGCGCTCTTATAATAATTAACATCATTTTCTGTAATATTTGTATTTGCCATAAAATTTTTGATTATGCCGTTGCGAGAAGACTTTTTTGCATAAGATAGCGCAGTATATCTTTGTCCATTAATAGATCTAATATTTCCAGCACTGTATGGAGAATCTGCATATTGTTGTTCTGGTCTGCCAATATTTAAACTGAGTGATCCCATCGTATGAACAAGATTTTCATCATTATAAGCAATTATCTTATTAGTATTAAATAGGTATTCTTGTGCATTTTGAATTGACCCTCTTAAATTATCTGGGCTAACCCAAGAAGAATCGACACCAATACCTGCTTGATGCTCTACTATATTTGTTGAGAATTGACCACGACCATGTTCTTTTACAGTAGTTCCCTGAACATCTGTGTATATTCTAACTCTTCCCGTTGGGTACATTTTTCCATTAAATTTTAATTTACTAAAATATTTTTGATATTGTTGATTATTATTAATCCAGATATTGCCCACCCCAGCAATAGAATATTCCACAGCATCATATCTAATTATTTCGCTATTTGCATAAAAATATCCAGAGTAGTTCCCAAGCCAATATACGCTTTCGCCAAAGTCTATAATATTGTTTATAAGATTGCCATTAACTATACTAGGAGTAATTGCGCTTAATGTTGTTTTTAATGGCATAGCCGATAGCGAATACCCAGAAGATCGTGTTGCTGATTCATTAACAGTTTTTACCTTTTCTTGCCCCGCGACCTCCCACAATAAAACTGGCTTATAGATATAAGTCTTATATTCATCTATGTAGGGTGCCTGAGCAATAGATCCTATTGACTTTTGAATATATCTAGTTGTGTAATTTATTTCTCCACCGTTATATACGAGTTTATCCTCAGAAGCAACATTTAAAATATTTGGCAAGGCAATTTTATCCCCTACCGATGTTTCTTGTCCATATAGAGTTAGATCTGTTGGCCTAGCCTCTTCAGATGGCAAAATATAATTTTTTGACATAACTATTAGATTGTTGTATTCATCAAAAAACATTGCACTTTGTGAAGATATGGCAAGTTGTTGCAAAGTTTCTGCAATATTTTGATTTGGACCAACGAAAAAAAATGGAATTATTAATTCATTATCTTCTTCAGTTCTTTTAAATACATAATTACTAAAGCCAATGCTATCTAATAAAACAGTTATTGCATAACTTAAAGAAACATTTGTTAAAAGAAGTTCTGGAGATTTTTTTGATTCAAAAAAGAAAAATAGATCTCTAAGTTCTAGGGAGATTGATGCGGCGGTATCGCTTACTTGAGGAATCTTTTCTGAATATAATGTCTTTATTGGGATGTAATAGTCAAGGAAATATTCCACCCCGTCCTCTATTTCTTTGATTGTAGTTACGTCATAGAATAAGAATTTTATTCTGGTATTTGAATATTTGCTAATGATGCTTCCCATATTTGTTTCATCATCAAAAATATTGTTGTCATTAAAAGATAAATCGTCATCAAATATTGATAAACTTCCTGTAGATGCTATTAAATTTCCCATAGGCATTGAGTAGTTTGCTAAATCAGCAAGAGTCTTTTTTATTGAAAAGGATACAACCTTCTTAGTTATATCTCCAATTAGCCTTGGAGACATTTCTATAAGATCAAAGGTACAGTCAATCTTATTCATTGTGTCAACTACAACTCTTATACCTTTAATAAACTCAAATTCTCTAAAATGTTTTATAGAATTCTCATCAACATAATAATCTGGATCAGATAACTTTTTAATAACAGATCTATTGCTGGTAACATCAAGTTCTGCTATACGCCATGTATATTCTGGAGTTATTGCGTCCCAAGTTCCTCCGTCATATACATACAGAACACCTTTATCATCAGATGATTGCTTATATAAGTAGGCATAACCATACGGAGCATACTCTGGTCTTTGAGATAAAGAAGTTATCTCTCCTACAAGTGTGAAATAGTTATAATATTGCCAAGGAATTGTTAGACCGTATTCAACTTCTACTTGACCGTCAGATCCAACTATTGCACTTCCGTCATCTCTGACAGAATCCTCTCCAAAAGAAATAATGGTTTGCCACTGATTGCTCTCATTTAATGTTTGAATTTGCCACTTCTTTGGAACAGTTTTATTTTTTTCTCCATAGAAAGGGTCTTGCGCGGAAGCAGATCTTGATCCAAATCTATATGGCCCATTATTTATTTCTCCAACATTTGTTTGCATTTTAATTACAATTTTATTTGTTGGTATTTTTTCATTATATACAACAAATGGTGCCGCATCATAGATATAATAAGACTTATTTGATGTTCCAGTGTTTCTATTTAATGATATCCCAAATTCATTATTTGTGAAAACTTCTTTGCTATCAACGAAGGATCGTTCTACTTCTTTCCTATAGGAGGTCCAATATTTAAAGTCATCATATCTTGATGCCATATAATATCTTGGTCTTCTGGCAACATTATTGGTTCCAAGATATCCTATTTCTGCTAATCCGCCATTTTGATAGGCATTGGCATTATTTCCTAAGATAGAAAAAGATGTATCTGTTACAGCAACAATTTTTACTGGATTCACTTGATCATATGATGAAGGAGCAATACCAGTTATTTTTACATAATCTCCTACTAAAAAATTATTTATAGCAGTAAAAGTAATGTATCCTTCTGTAGAAACAGCATTGGTTATACTGGCAGACTTTGTTTCTCTAAATACATTTATGCTATCAATATATTGAGATCTTCCTAAATATAATAATTTATTTATTCCTGATCTTGGTCTATTCTGTTTAAAACAATCTTCCAAAGAATAAAGAAGATTTATCTTTTTTTTGGGAGAGATCAAGTAGGAGGGATTATCTGCATCATCAAATCCAGCATTAATAACAATATCTGAATCAGTTGCTCCAGTGTAATAGGAGCCACTATCTGTTGCATCATAAGATGATTTTATTACGTTAAACTTAGTATCATTCGTTGCTGGACGATAGCGATAGTTGCCGACCCTACTGATATTTTCTGATTGATTAAGATTCCATTCCACCCATATTTTTTGATTATTTTGAAGGGTATGAGAATACTTTAGTTCATTTTCAAGAATATCATTTTGAAACATTATACTTCTTCCAAAGAAAAGTTTATTGTCCAATAATCAAAATTGGTATTTCCTCTTTTTTGAATAGAATAATCAAATGAAGAAAAATACATGTGCCTTACATCATTATATATTGATAAATGATTAAAGGAGTTTTCGTCAATCTGATCTCCTGTTGTAAAGTTATTGTATTTATCATATGCAAGGTATACATAAAATGGACCAGAATGGTTTTCATACCAGTCAAGAATCTCTACCCCGCCTGCCCCACCATCAGCGGTATTTTCATAGTCAGCATCAGACATTACTGCCTTGCCAGAGGAATTAAAATTAATATTAGTGGAATATGATCGTGAAGGAAGCATCTGCCAGCCACAACCAATAACAATCTTATCAGCAATATGATAAGAACGCATTGTTCCGTTAATCATTCTTTGTCGTGATTCTATTCTTTGCTGAGTAATATTAATAGGTTGTCTATTGTGATCTGAAAGAATGATGAAATCTTCTTTTTCCATCCCTAATGGGAATCTAATATTATTAGAATAATTGCCTGCATTATCTGCCCACAACATTGCTTGTGGTCTACCATAACGCTTTCTGCCAGAAATATAGGAGGAGGTGCTAGTGGGGTTGTTTGGATTAATATCCACCGATTCTCCTAATTGAACTGTTTTCTATGTTCTTTATCTTCATCATAACCTTGCTTGCAATTTCATCAGCAGATGCCCCAGGCTGATTGACAGGAACATTAATACTATAAGTATTATACACTGGAGCAGAGATATTGTTTTGCATATTTCCTCGTGATGATGAGCCAACGTTGGGGGCAGAAGCATAAAGTTTTCCAGTATTATATTTAGGAACATCCCATCTTCCAGTATTCATATCTGAAAGGGCTCCTATGCCATACTTGTGTACCGCTGCTTTACGCATCACAAATTCCCCAGGGGTAAGCATGGCAGGAACTGAATCCATGTTTACATGTCCACCAGAAGCATAATATCTTGGAACCATTCCTCCTGTTGCCATTACAAATGCTCCTGGTCCTCCATGAGCCCATCGAATATAGTTTCCAATATCTGATCCAGTTAAATTACCAATATCTGTTCCAGTCATATCAGAAAAGGATTGACCATTAGATGCTTGTTGTGGTAGTCCATTAGAAGATGTTGCTTCACCAGCAGATCCGCTTGGCCTTCCTGCATTATATTGGTTCATTAAGTCAACAAGACGTTGTGTGGCATCTCCAAGACCATTAGTATTTGTCATTGCATGTTCTAAATATGCAATATGATCAATCCACCATTGCCTTGAATGGCCTTGAAAATCTGCTGTTTGTAATTGCCAATTTAAATCTTCATCATTATATTGAAGTTTTCTAGAATACTGTTCATTTTGATCTTGAAGAGTTTTCATTTGTCCATTTTGAATAGTATAAATTTCATCTTGAATACTTCTTATCCTTAAACTTATTTGATAAGATTGTTCTTTAATAGCATTAATTTGTTGTTCTGCTTGCTTTTTTGTTAAACCACTAGGAGTTTTAAGATTGTCTACTTCATTTTGCATTCCTGTTTGCAAAGCATCTTGTTGTTGTTTTCTAGCATATTGAATATCGTTTTGTTGCATTTGTTGTGCTGCTTGAGCAGCGGCATAAACGTCACCCTCGCTTAATGCTTTGGCAAAACCAATTTGATCTTGTTGTTGTTGTGCAATATGATCATTTATTTCAGCAACCTTGTTAAGAGCATCAATTCTCTTTTGATATGTTTCTCTAATTTTTTGTTCTTGTTGGCTCATTATGTCAAGATCATGACTTAATGCATCAGAAATTCTATTGTTTAATTCATTTTGTCTATTCAATGAATCAATTTGTGATTGCTTTGCATTAATCTTATCTTGTTCTTGTTGAATAATTTTATTATTAGCATCAATTTGATGGTGCATTTGATCTGTTGTCATTCCATTGTCTGCTAAGAATTTGGCAGCATTGTCAATTTTAATTTGATCTTCTTGTTTTGCAAGGGCATTGTTAATAATGTCGGCATCTTTTTGCATTGCATCACGTTGATTTTGCAATGCTTGTTCTGCTGTCATTGAGGCATCTGTTACTGCTTTTTGAGAAGCGGTAAGTCTATCAAGTTGTGATCGTAATCCTTGAGCGCCTTTAGAAGTATTTCCCATAGCATCAAGTTCTTGCATAAATGAATCACTTGCTAGGGCGGCTTGAACTTGGTCCTCACTATATCCTGCCGCCTTCATGCTTCTAATGGCTTCAACTTTTTTATTGTTAGCAGTAATCTCGTCATCAATTGCTGCTGAAGCCTGCCCTGCTAGTGACTTTAAATATTTTTTAATAAAAGCGACAAACTTATCTATTCCCATTTTTTTCAATAAAGTAAGATTTTTTTCTCCTTCTACGCCAACACCAATTTGATCCAAAATTGTTTGAGGAAGATTGAATCCAGCCTTCTTTTTAAAATCATTTTTAAATTGTTGCAACAATCCATTAGGAGCACCTTTTGCCTTTACAAAGAGATTGGTATTTGCTTGAGTGTCTTTTATAAGTTGTTTTCTAAAATCTGCTGAACCTCCTCCTCCACCTGAACCAGAACTAGTTGGCGTGGTGGCGGCAGCAAACATGGCTGCCTCAGTATCTGTGTTAAGTGCCTGTGTTGAAGTAGTTAATGCTTCTAGTTCTCTTGCATACATTAACTTATCACCAACATCTTTTGTCTCAGTCATCTTTGTTGTTATTTCTGCTGCTTTTGCAGCAATATCTGCACCAGTAATTAATGTTGAAACGTCTATTTGAAAGACTGCTGACGCCTGTTCTGGAGTAAGGTCTGAAAGTTTTTTACCAATTTTTGCTAATTTCATCTCAACATCTTTGACAACATCTTCTGGAGTAATGCCTTGAGTTAAACTCTTTCCCTCATTTGTTAATGCAGTAACAATATCTACTGATGCTTGATATCTTCCCTTTTTGCCAGACTTGTTAAACTGATCCATTGCTTTATTTAACTTAAGCATCCTTAAAGTTGTTTCAGCAGGATCTAAAGCATTTCCATTTCCATCAGTCATTACCCATTTTGCCACTAAAGAAATATCAATATTTGGATTTAAATTTTGAAGAATGTTCCAGTTTGCAGTTAATTTTTCTGCTTCTGGACCAAATTTATCAAGATCTTCGCCCTTATTTGTATCTATATTTATTGCTAACCTTACTTCTTCTGGCATAGCCATTAATTTTTGATAATCTGAAATTAAATTGTTTATTTTAGAAGAAGCATTTTTTCCACCTTTTTCGGTAGCATAATTTACTGCTCCTTGAGATAATCCTGCTTGTCCAGCAGCACTTAAAGATTTATTATAATTTGCAAGATTTTTAGCACTATTTTTATCAGTAGGAAAACCAAAACTATTAAGGCCAAGGATATCTTTAAATCCTTTTCTTGATTGAATAATATCTGCATTATATCCATACTGATTTGCAATATCTACATTGTTTAAGAATTGTGCTTGTAATTCTCTGCCATTAGGCGCACCACGCAAATTAACAACCCTATTAAGCCTTGATTTACTTTCTGTTTCTGAATTTGCAGATGAAACATAGGCATTAAGAGAATTTCTTAGTTCATCTGTTGGAAGACTAATTGCTAAATTTGTCAACCTATTTTTATATTCTTCAGAAGAAAATAGTATGTCTGAATTTGCTTTTGATAATGCGTCTGTAAACGCTTGTGCAGTTTGACCAGCATTATTAAAATATTCTAATGCTTTTGGATCATTAACAATTGCATTAAGATTTGATGACGCTTGTGATGGGTTTATCATGCCGTTTGAAACTGCTAAATTCATAGCAGATTGTAAGGCATCATTTTTTGTTGCCAATTTTAATTGATCAGATATTTTTTGTGCTAATAATAAATCTTTTTGAGCCTTTTCTCCACCCTTTTCCATATACGCTTGTACGCCTTGCATGTTTGCTTCATAGCCAGCACCTGTTGCTTTATTTTCTAAGTATTTATATCCAGCCTCAGAACCGATTGCTTTCCCATATGATGTTCCTTGTTTATTCAAGAATTGCATTTGAGCGCCAGAAGTATTTTCGCTTGCTGTCTTATAAGCATTGTTATATACATCTTGCAATGCATTTCTTTGATCTTCTGTAACGCCAGCAAGGGCCATTGCTGCCTGTGTTCCTTGAGCAGTGGCACCAGTATCATCAGTATTTTGTGTTGCCTTTTGAACAACACTTCCCCATTTAGAAATTGCAATTTTTGTTTCATTGACAGTGTTTGTAAGTTCTTTAAAAGTTATTATTCCATTTTTATAATCTTCATTTGCTTTTGCTGCTGCTTCGCTATATGCCTGAGATATTTGTGTTCCAGCGCCTATAGCAAATGCCGCATCTGCGGAATTAACACTATCTGGCATATTAGAATTAATAACAGACTTTATTCTTCCATTGCCAGATACAGCATTTTCTCTTTGTCTTGCTAATTCAAGAAGTGCGGCAGATCCTGTTTTTTGTCCACTTGCTGATCCTCCCGCTCTTATGCCAAGTAAAACATCGTTTAATTGAAAGCCCACTGCTTTAGAAAATAATTTTGCTTGATCCTCATTAAGCATTCCTGCTGCTATAGCATTTTTCAAATAACTCGAAAGTTTAGAAAATCTTTCCTCAGAAGTTGCTGCCTGAAGTTCTTCAATAAACTGTTTTCCAGCACCTTCTTGCAACATTGAAGAATATTTTGAAAACTCTTCTTGTTGTTTAGGTGCAACCGCTAATTGCAAAGTTTGTCTTGCCTTTAATGGATCTGTTGCTCCAAGAATGTCTGCCATTCTTCCTACTGCATTTGCTGCGCCACCCATATTTGAACCTAATGTTGCAGCATCTTTTGCAGCATCATCAAGGCTACTTCTCCACTTATTTAATGATACCCCCGCAATTGCTGCGGCTCCAGCCAATGCTGCTACTGGAACTGCTGCTGGACCAAGCATTGGAAGAATGCCCAAGATGGCACTTCCGCCCATCATAGTCATTGATAGTTTACCTGCATCCATGCCTAGGGCTTTGCCATTTTTATCTTGTAACATCATAGGAAGCATGGACGCCATTCCTAAGGCCATGCTCGCACCCATCGCTTTATTTCCAAATTTTTGGGATCTACTTAATTCGTTTCCTTCTTTGCCATATAGCCAATTGCCTGCTGAAGATATTCCTCCAGAAATTCTTCCTGCTGTTTTTGCGCTAGCCTCTCTAATTTTTAATTCAGCACCTATCATTGCATCTTTCATTGTATTTCCTGCTTGAGAAAGTTGCAAAGAAACCTTTTGTGCCGTTTCTGACAATGTGGTTTTTATGTTTCCTGAAAGAATTTTTCCATTTGTCATTAAATCTTTTCCAATTATTGAAAATCCTTCTTTTAATTGAAGGTCGCCAGATTTTATGTTATAAACAACATCTTTAAGAGCATTAGAAATTTGTGACGGCATTTGTTCAAGACCAATTATTCCAGGAACCCTTGGCAATGTTAATGTTGATGCTTTTCCTGCTGCGGCACGCAAATTAGCGTCATAAGTTCCTTTTCTTGTTGCCGCTTGCTTTCTTTCGCTTTGTTTGGCAAAAAGATCAGTAACGGGAGAAATTGTTGATGCCATTGATGAAAAAATATTTTTTGATTGAGATTTTGTTTGAGTTATAGAAGTTTGAGTAGCAGCAGATAACTCTTTTGCTGATTGAGGAATAGTTTTTAATGAATCTGCAATACTTTTCCCTACAAGTCTTCCTGATTTAACAATTTCTTCTCTAACTTTTGGAATTGGATTCCCTTCAATCTCAGAAAAATTTCTTGATGGAAATACTTTCCCTGCTGATAAAATAGGACGATCTTTTCCTATTGCACCATTTTCTCTAAAAAGCGCTGCTAACGGACCTCTTGGAATATAGTCACCAGTCTTTGACTTTTCTTCTTGTAATTTTGTATTATATAAATATTGTCCTGGAGCAATGTATCTTCCATCATTTTTTTCTTTTTTCTGACTTGCCTTTAAAAGTTCAGGAGAAAACATTGCTTCTGTTGCTGCAATAGTTGAAACTGCCCAAGCATGGAAATTATCAGATATCTGATGTTGCTTAATTGTTCCCTCTTCAATTTTATCAACAATATTTGATAATACTTGATTTTGAATTATCAATTCTTTATCTGTTAATTGAAGATCATTAACTATTTTATGTCTAATTGAAGCCGCTTCTTCTTCATTTAATTTCATTTTTTCAAGTTCTGCAAAATATACTTCTTGATTTCTAGGGCTTTGAGCCATTGATTGAGACATTGCATTTTGTTGCCTTGGAGCAATTTGCCACATATCTTTGGTCCAATTCTCAGGAGAATATTTTTCTCCCTCGTAAGCAACAGCATGAGCACGATCAACTTGCTTGGCTTGTTCAATGGCATTTAATTGTCTTTGTGTTAATTCCATTCCATTATTTTGTCTTATATAAAATTCTTCAAGTGCTATTGCAGATGCTTGCGCTGCTAATTGTGCTCTATCTAATCTTTCAAGTTCCATTGCCAATTGTTCTTGAGATATTGGCAAAGACATTAGTTCCTCTTTTAATGCTTTATGAGTGGTAGATCCATATCTTCTTGTACTTTGAATATCTTCATCACCCAATGCAAACCCTCGCAAAGTTCCTTGATTCATTTGATGAAGTATTGGCGCATATTTTTGAGTTGCCTTTTTGTTGATAACAGATTCTCCAGGAGTAAGAAGGGCTGGGATAGTGTCCTTATTTCCTGTACCAGGAACAATTCCTCCACTAGCAAATTTCATTGGCAATGCTTCAGTAATTATTTTTGTTAATCCAGTTTTTGGATCTACTTGAACATCAACAACCCTTACCCTTGATCCAGGAGAAATAAATTCTTGTTCATGAGCAACGTTTTGCCCCATGTAAGTTCCAGCGCCACCCGTTGCTGCGTTTACATCAAGAAGGGGACTGCCCTTTGGAAATCTTTGCTCAAAAACAACATTTTGATATCCGCGTGGAGCAAGTTCTTTTATTTGTTGCTGAAGTCTTTTTTGTTCTGCAAGATATTTAGTTTTTTCTGTTTTTTGTTCAAGTTCTTTTATTCTTTTTTCATTGAGATCTGGCATAATTCCAGCATCAAAATTTCTTCTTGCTTTTTCTAAAAGTTTAAGGTCGTCAGCCCTTCTATTTTTTCTTTGATACAACTGATTGATTAAAGAATTAATTCTATTAACATCTGTATTTTGTGCAAGCGCCCCAAGCGTGCCGCCCAATCCTCCAGCGGTATAACTTACTGGAGAGTCAATTGAAAATTCTCTTCCTACAAGACTTCCAACATTTCCTGATCTTAATGCTTCAAAAAGAATTGCTGATTCTTGTGGATTGAATTCACTTCCTCTTCCAAGACCTAAGGTTGTTGATCTATGAAGAGTTCGTGATGTAGAGGATTGTTGCATACCACCCATAATTGCAGCAAGTAATTCAGGATTCTCTCTAACTTGTCTAGAACTTGTTTGCCAAGTTCTTAATGCTTGACCAATAGATATTCCACCTAAAGAAAAATGATTTTGTTTAAATTGATCATATGTAAGAGCATCAACAGATTTTCCTTTAGACCTTAAAGTTCCAATATTAAACAACGTAGAGAATACATCCTTATCCATTTTTTCATACAAAATTTTTCCAGCAAAATCTAAGAAATCAGAATCCTTAAATATATGATCTCTTTTATTTCTAAGTTGCTTCTTTAATTCAGCATATGCGGCATCTATTGTTTCTTCTTTTAATCCAAGTTTTCTTGCCGCAGAGATCATTAGAGATGGTGGGTAAACTCCACTCTTTTCTAATAATTTAAAATCTGATAATATTTGTTGACCAGTAACACTACTTTTACTTAATAAATGGTTTACTTCTTTACCTTGCCAAAACATTAATCCTGGATGATATGCATCACCATTTCCTGACTGAATTTTTGGAGCAACATGCCCTTTAGTAATTGCAACTGCTGCATATGTTCCTTCCCCTCTTTCAAGTGTGGGGGGCTTTGATGGATCTAACATTCTTCCACCCATTGGCCTAATTCCTCTTGATGCAGCAATGTCTGTCATTTTTTGTAAAAGAGGAATTCTTCCACGCGTTATCCCTGGAATTCCACTTCTTGTTGTCATTAAAGAGGAAAGTGTTTTACCAATAAGACCTCCAGCAAATCCAGGAAGAGTTCCCTTATTCATTTCATGAAGAATTGGAGCATATTTTTGTGTGGCTTCTTTAGTTATAACGCTTTCACCAGGAGTAAGAAGAGCGGGGATTGTATCTCCACTTCCAGTGCCAGGAACAATACCGCCCGTTGCCATACGCATTGCTGCTTTTGATGCTCCTCGTGTTGCAGCAGCGCCCCTTGTTGGCATTCCTCCTGCTATACCACCAAATCCTCCAATACCATCTACAGCCGCCGCCACACCTGCAACATCAATAAATCTTAAATATTCTTGAGTTAGTGAAGAAACAGCGCCTTTTTGTAATAAAAGTTTTCCCGTTAAACTTTGAACACTTCCTTCTAATGCATCTGTTGCAGCGGCAGCCTCAATTTCAGCAGTAGAAAGATATTTAAAAGAATCTGCATCTCCACGAATGCCAGCAAGACCTTTTCTAAATACTTGAATAACTTTAACGATATTTGCAAAACCATTAGCAAGAAGACCTACAGACATAAGAATAACTGGACCTAATCCAGCAACAGCGGCAATAATAACAGCAACAACATTTTTTACTCCATCTGGAAGATTATTAAAAGCATCGGCAACTTTGCTAACCATGCTTACAATTGGAGTAATGCCTTTAAGAAATGCTTGACCAAGCGGAGCAATTGAAATTTTTAATTGTTCAAGAGTGGCTTTAAATTTGACACTTGTAGATTCTGATATTGCCGTTAATGATTTTTCTGATACTTTTGAAAGATCTTGAGTACTCATGCCAAGAAGATCCATTGCCTGCTTTACTTGACCAGTTTTTTCATTAATATGATCAAACAATGCTCCAATACGAGCAAACTGATACTTACCAAAAACTTTTTCTAAAACTTGTTGACGACTGAACTCATCTAGATTGGATAATGCTGATGCTAAAGACTTTATTGTTCCCATAATGTCGCCCTTATTAGTCTCTATTATTGATTGCAAACTTATTCCATATTTTGCTGTCGCTTCAGTAGCAGATTTAGTTGGATTAATTAAATTGGCAAGACCAGATTTTAATGCGTTTGCACCCTGTTCTGCACTAACACCTCCTTCACGCATAGCAACGAGCAGGACGGCAAGATCCTTTACATCGCCGCCCAAACCTTTAATTACTGGAGCAACTCTTGGAATTGCTTGAGTGAGATCATCAACACTTAAAACTGTTTGGTTTGCGACAGCACCAATAAAATCTACTGTAGGAGCAAGTTCTTTATTACTTGTGCCAAAAGCATTTTGCAAAGTAATAGTTGTTGTTAGAGCCTGTTGATAATCAATTTGACCCAATGTAGCAAGTCTCAATGATTCTTTTGTGTTAGCGGTAAGTTGTTCGTTTTTCATACCTGCGGCAGCAGCAGTAGCAGCAACATTTACTGTATCAGAAAGAGCAATTCCATACTTGGTATATTCTTTTCCCAAAGCATTGATGGCAGCAATATTTTTATTTACTTCTTCTGAGGTAGTGCTTAAGTCTCCATAAACTCTTTTTAATGAAGTTGTAGCCTTATCAATTTCCATAAATGTTTTTGATGCTGTTACTCCAAGTGCCGCCAAAGGAATACTAAAGCCGACCATCAACTGACGACCAGCCCATTGAGTATTTTTGCCCCAGTTAAGAAGTTTTGTTGATCCATCATCAATCATCTTATTGAGCATTTGATGACGCTGAGTTGCAAGGGCAACATCAGTAGCATATCCAGGGGCCAAACCTCTTGGCATCATAGATATTGATCTTGCAGTTCCATCTATTGTTTGACCCAAAGCAAGGTATTGAGTTTGCATTTTTTTGACTCGTGATTCAGCAACTTGCTGCATCGTGTCAAATTCTCTTCTAAATACCCTGCTTAATCCAGGTAATTGAGATGCTGCATACTTTGTATACTCTCCAAGAGAAAGTTTATTCTTTTCAAGTGCTGTGGTAAAACGACCAACAGAATCTGTGGCTGGGGCAATCTTTGCTGAGAACATCCCAGTATTATTTATACCGTCAACAAGAGCACGATTTAATGCTGCACTGCTATTAGCAGCAGCGGTATTTGCAGAAGCAATATTTCTTTGATAATCATTTATTGCTAATTCAAGTCTGCGTAGATTGGCAACGGCATTAGATGAATCAATATTGATATCTATATTTGCATTCACATCTGCCATTAATTATTCACCATTATTAATTATATCATTTAGGCAAAGGGATTTATAGAATTATTATCTATAGTATTGACATAATCAAGGCCGTCGCCAATACCAAATCCAGCCTTAGCAGCATTGATTCCTTGTAAGGAAATAATATCATTAGAGTCTGTTGCCGTGCCGCCACTAAAGACTCTGGCCTTCATGTCTTCCCATTCTTTTTGTCCCTTTTCAGGAGAAGAAGATCCATCAAGATCTATACCTTGAATGGCAGCGAGAAAACGATTTTTTCTTTCTTCTATATCTCTTGCCGCTGTAAGAGTAGCGGTAAGTTCAGGCATGGAAAGACTATCTTCTAACTCAGCAAAATCTTTCCAATTGCCTAAAAGAAAAACCTCTGCCTCAATTGTGGCGAGATCTAGTTCGTTCCAAGTAGTCCCGCCGCTAGATCGTTTCCCTCTGCGTCCAACTTGATGCCAGAAGCAACCTCAATGATCTTGTAGACCATTTTAATATCTGCAACGTCTTCAAACTTTTCTCTATCTTGAGCAAGTTCTGGACGGTACTGCTTCATAGCAATCATTGCACATTCAACAAGAATATCCATTGAATCAACATTGGAGGAGGCAACCTCAACAACAGTATCAAACTTTTTCATAAAGTCACGAAGCAAAGAGATTTTCAATGGACGCATCTTAATTTCAGAACCATCCATTAATTTCAATACTTCTTCTTCATAAACTGATGTAGCCATTTTTATCCCTTTCTAGGTTTGAAAGGTAATTATAGCATGACGAAAGCCCCCCTGTTTCCAGAGGGGCAATCGACTATTAAGTTATTTTTAAATTATCATGAACCAGTTGAAACTGTGCGGTCAATGATCTTGCCGTATGAACCTGTTGCGCCATTTGGAAGCAAGCGGAATGATACGTCAAACATTGAAGCAGCGTCACGCTTTGCATTTACTGTAACGTTGTCGATTGACAATGCACGGTAAGCAATGTATACTCTTTCAATGTACTGGCCTGGATCACAGTCGCCTGTGCCTGGACCTACTGCAACGAGGCCACGCTCTACTGGACATTCGCCAATGTTTCCTGAGGAAAGATTGAGGGATGTAGCGGTTGCGCCTGAAGCATTTGCGGTTAGTGGATCAATTAACTTGCTTGTGCTGTAGTCTGATGCTGGTGCTGCAATAGCAATGAGAAGGTTCTCAAGTGTGGCTTCTGCGAAAGAAGTCTTGAGGTCTACCTTCATTCCTTGCTTGTACAACTTAGCAACGTCTAGCAACTGATCAACGTTAACCTCACCAAAATTTGGCTGGAACTGAATTTCTAGTCCATTGGATGTGAATCCAATGTTACGAGCGCCTGCCCAGTTTGTTAGTGTCTTTTGGTACTTTTCACCAGAAGCAAAGTTAGGGAAGTCTGTTCCACCTGTTGCTGGATCAAATTCGCTTCCTGTGCTAACAAAAAGTGCTGCTGCGCCTACGATGATTTGCTTTGAATCACCACGGGTATAATCTGCCATAATTTTTCACCTCTTCTATTTTATTTGATTTGGCGGTTTGTTTCCTCAAGATAATTATATATTGTTTTTATGACAATATAGATTCAATTGATTCTGTAAAGTGATATTCTGATTCTACAATAAACTGAGTAATATAGAATGGTCTTGTGCTGAAGTTTCTATTTACTGAAGCATCTTCTTGGTATACCCTCAAATTATGAAAATAAACTTTATAAGGATTTCCCTTATTTCTATTCCAATCATTTATGTCTTGAGCAGCATCATCATACCTATCAAGGATATATTGAACTGCCAAACCCCACTGCAATGTTTCAATATCTTTTGCTTTAACATTATAAATAATATGATCCTTTTTTATTGGATAAAATGGATTGGGCGTAGTTCTCATAATTCTGTCATAAATTATGTATGCTTTGCTCTCCCATCCAGATCCAGTTGCAGAATCACTCAAAGGGAAAAATGGAATAGTATTGCCATAAGTATCATTAAATGTTGGTTCAAGTTGTTTCATAGTATCCCAAAGATATCCATTGACAGCAAGGATTGGTAAAGTTAAATCTGATAGGCTCATTCTATAACGACTCCTGATACATGAAGATATTTTCTGCCAGACTTAACACCAACAGATTTACCGTTTTTTGTGCCAGCGGCAAAATCTTCTGAAAACTGCTTAGCAGTTGAAAGTTGATCCAAAAATCCTTTAAGCAATGAATTCTTAAAATAATTATTAAAAAAATCATCAACGGTATTACCAAAACTTCCAGCAACTTCATCTCCACCAGGATGATCTATATAAATAGTATTTCTTGTAAACACCATTTCTCCATCGCTCTTAAAGGCAAGAACATCTGAATTTTTTGGTTTAATAATTATCTCTATAGAATTTTCCATCATGTTTGCTTTATCTGGAAACGGTACATGAGAATTTCTGCTTATAGTTTTTGATGGAAGAAATTTTCCAGTAATAATGATATTTGTTTTTGTTGCGGTAACATTAAAACTAAACAGTCTTGAAGATTCTTGTCCAACGGCATCCCACTCATAAACGTGATGAAGAGTCTGTGGGGCCATTCTAGCCTTAGCGTCTATGTATTTACCTAGTGCCTCTGTTGCATACCCGCCTAAGATTCTATGAAATTCTATTTTTTCCATTTCTATTCCTTCAATAAATCCATCAGAATACTTTATGGCATTTTTTAAAATTTGATTTAAATTAGTGCTATTTATTGTTGACTTTATCATGTTGTAATTTCACCCTGAATATCAGAACGCTCTAATTGAATCTTATAATATTCTACAGTATTAAAAGGACCGACAAAGGGTTGATTTGCTTTAACTTCATATATTGTTGGCTCTCCTTCATATCCAGCAAGAGTTTCTATAAAAAATGATTCATCAGTTTCTAACCCACGAATATTTTTAACAAGAATATGTGAAACTGGATAGTATTCTCCAGTTGAAGATTTTCTTAAATCTGTTTGAGTTCTACCATAAAGCATTGTTTCTAATTTGAAAAATTCTTTTCCTCTTCTATTGCTATCAAAAGTAAAGTTTTCATCATTTGCTTTATCGCTAATTGAAAAAATTGAACAATGTTCTGTTCTATCAAGCATCCATTGTTTGGTCATTTTTCCGTAATCGTCTTGCTCTTCATATGCATAATAAACATCAACATGCATAGGAAAAAAGAGACTGTAACATGGCATTAAACCTTTCACTACAATACCCCTAAGCGATAAACTGGTCTGACGTAGGCAGAAAGAATTCTGTCTGCGATTCTATTACCCGTATCCTTAAATGCTAAGTCATGGAAATTAATATTAAACTGATCACTCTTATATTGAGAAATGTATTGATTTATGTAAGGAAGATTATTGCATTTCATATCATTAACAATAAGTTGTGCAGCGTAGGAAATATCGGCAGGAATAAGGGGGTATCCAGATTCAACATAAATTTGATAATCCCAACCATTAGGAAAGGATGGAGTTCCCATAGCATCCATAATGATATTTGGAGAATCATTAGTATTGTACATAGTAAATGAATCTGATGAAGGTATTTGTGGTCTTGTTGATCTACCCTGTTTTCTGTCCCAAGTTCCTGCTTGTGCAACAGCAATTGTTGCTTGATCAAATGTAATAAAATAGTCTCTAATGTTAGTAAACGTTGGATCTTCTGCATTATATACAAGAATGTTATTTTCGTATACTTGAAGTATATTATTTAATCTATATGGTAATGAAAGAAAATCTGCTCCAGTACCTACCGCTTCAATTCTTTGAAGTTGAAACTGAAATCCTCCAGTAATAGAAGTAATTATTGCACGAGCCATTCTTTCATAATAAATAATGTCAGCAAGTTCTTCTTCTGTTTCTGCTACAAGTTTTGGATCAAAATATGGTCGCATAATTGTTAAAGTATCAAATAGTACCATTCTGCCATCAGGATTATAAACCTTTAGATTATATTCATCATCATATTTTGAAAAATAATCACTCATTGTAATTGCTAGATTGCCGTCTTCATCGCTTGTTGCATAAAGTGTATCTATCCATACACTATGATCATCTGTAATAGGAATTGTATAATCTATGTTTGGTTCTAATCCAGAATAATTTGCAACAATAGGGAATGGTTCTAATCTAGCAATTTCCATTATTACTTTCCGTAATAAGTAGCCATCTCTTCTGGAGTTGCAATTCTAATACCGTTGCGAGTAAGCCACTTTTCGGAAGCCTCCTTAGTAACAATATTGTAACCAGGTGTTAAACGACCAACATTTTCCCAAGTAATACTTTTTGGTGACCAAAGAGCAATCTTTTTTGAAATATCTTTAACTTCTTCTTCAACTATGGGCTTTGGTCTGCTTGCAGCCTTTGATGCTACAACGCCATCATTATTTACAGGGGCTAAGTTTGATTGTGGTGGAGCAGTTCTTTCTGGAATAACGGACATAATGGCATCTCCATTTCTTGTCTCTTCTACATCTGTGATTTCTGAAGCCTCTAATGCTTCTGCTAAATAAGAGTCTGTTCCTGTAAGAATTGCAATAATACCAGTTTTTGTCTTTGTATCTCCAAGATCAATATTATTGATCTGAGCATATTCTTTTAATTCTCTTGCGGTCATTTCTGAAAAATTCTCTGACATATAAACCTCCTTTTGCAATTATATCAGAATATGTTTAAGGGAGGCAGTTTTTAGGCTGCCTCCCTCAACATCATCACATTTTATTATGATGTAAATACATTTGTATCTGCGTAAGCAACTGCATCAAGTTCTTCCCATGTAAGACCAAAACGGACGAATACTGTGTATTCAATTGTGTCCTTCTTGGGCTTGTATTCACGGTTGACTGTGATATCGCGCTGGAAGCCCCATACACGGTTCTGTGGGAATGTAAGATCTACAAAATCCGCAGGGTAGTAGGGAACTTCCTGAACATCAATGCCAAGAACACGAGTGGTACGAGCGCCACCGAATGTCTGGCCCATGCCTGAGAGGTAATCCTCACGGCGTTGGGGTGTACCAGAAACACGGGGATCAAGTGCTGATGCGATTGCATCGGCAAGTGTACCATTATGCTTGACAATGTTTGCGAATACGTCTGTGCCTGCATAGAACTTGAGGCCAGACTTGATTGCACGGTACTTGCGTGGTAATGCATAGATGATCTGTTGCATTACTTCTGGGGTCCAGCCACTTGTTACGTCAACAACTGCTTCGTGAGATTCAGTTCCGAACTGAACCTGCTTTACGAAACCAGTCATGATTCCCAAGAATGGGTCTGCACCACCATTGCCATTGATAGCAAGATCCTCAAGGTCATTACCAAAAGCATTTGTCATCAAACGAACTAGGTGGTCTTCAAGTGAGGAGCCTTCGATATTATCTTCAAGTGCCTCTGTTGAAACCTCCCAGTCAAGACGAATCTTCTTTGTGGTAAGTTCTACCTTTGTGAATGTTGCACCAGCGTTTGTGTATGAACCTTCTGCCTGAGCAGCGGCACGAATTACACGCTCACCAACGTTAACCTTCTCAAGTTCAATCGTGTTTGCACGCATTGTAACTCTACGGCCATCTTGGGCGAGAACTGTTGCGTCCCAAACGTAGTCGATAAAACGACGAGACTGTTCGGGATTTAGAATACCACCTGGTGTACCTGATGGATTAACGGCATTTGGGCCTGATGTTGATCCATAGTTGGCTGCTGGAATATTTCCTGCTGTGCCCCAAGCATCTGAACCTAGGTTGGTTGTGCCGCCGATGCCTGTATTAGCAACTGCGCCTTGGCCTTGGTAAAGACCAGGGGCTGTACCTCCAACGTGTCCAGTACCTGTTGTACCAGGTTGATTCTTTTCTACTAGATTAGTATCTAGATTGTTTTCTTCTGTCATTTGACTTTCACCTCCTGAAATTTTTCTTTCTGTTTGTTAAAATAGGTCGGCATTTGTGAGGAAACGACCGCCCCACGCAGATTTCTCTACGATTGTTGGTACTTCCTGCAAGATCTCGCCAAGATCAGCAGACTTACGGAAAGCGGTGTCCTTTTCTACAGCATCCACGCGCTTACCAAAACTATCTTTTACTTCATTTACCTCTGTGCTTAATCCAGCGACAGACTTATTAATGCCTTCAATCTTGGCATCTAGAGCCTTTACTGTCTCAGCAAGAGTGGAAAGTGCAGATGCAACAGTTGCTGTGATTTCTGAAATTGATTTTGCAACTTCAGCAGAATCATCAGCCTTGCCCATGCCATAGCACTTTTGGCACATTCCATCCTTCATATCAGAGGATGAACATGACATTCCGCATTCCTTGCAATTAGCCATACCCTTTTGTGTCTCTGTTTCTTCTTCAGCGGAAGTCTCAGTGGCCTCGTGTGCTGCGCCTTCTTCATCGACCATGCTTGCCTTGCCAACAACCTCTGACTGAGTATTGTCAATTGCATGTGTAGGAACGGCATCCTGAGCGGCTGGTTCAATAACTGTTTCGCTCATGCTCTTCTCAATTTCATCTACTACAATAATGTTTGATTCCATCTTGCTTACCTCCTCTACCTGTGATTTACTAATCGCATTAACCTTTTCTAATGAAGAAATATTTTTAATAACGCGACGATTGCTTGGTATCATTATACCGTTATTTTGTGAATAGACCTTAATAATCACAATTGGGTCATCTGATTTTGCAACATATGCCATTTCTTCAGATGATAGTCGTACCCCACCACTAAGGATAACTTGATAAACTTTGCCAAAACCTTCAGCAAAACTAACATAAGAACCTTCTTCAATGCCTTTTTGAATATGAATTTTCTTAGCCTCAGAAATCATTGACTTTACCACTGAAGCCTTGTCAGAGTCATTGCTCTCAACAAAACCAATATTATGCATTGACTTATCGCATTGTGGGCAGGAAGATGAGGAATCATCTGATAAACGAATAATGTCATCTGAATTGCACCAAAAAACATTTTCAATAAGTGCCTTGGAAAGATAGCCTGTCATTTGTCCTTTTTCAATACTAATAACGTTTGCAAATTGATTTGCAGGATTGTCTACTAAAGACAACTCACTTAAAGAATATTCCTTAATTACCTGATAAGATTTGCCAAGAGTCTCATCATAAACCTTTTCTGAATCATGAATCTCTCCACCAATTGAGAATCCAGTAAGCGTACCGTCAAGAACTTTTTCCCAAGTGTCTTGAGCGCCCTTGCTTACATAAGCAGAAACATAAACTCCATTATAAAACTTCTTTGATTCTTGATCAAAATACTTGTCTTCTTTAAAAGATACAATTTTACCAACAGCCTTGGGCTGATGCATTTCACGGATATTCCCACGGAATGTTTCAAATGCTTTAACGCTTGCTTCGGCAGGAACAACATCTCCTTGACGATCAAGGTTATCAAGAGTAGCAAATCCAGAAACAATACGTCGTTCTTTATCTACCTTTGCAATAGGCATTGATAGCGTAATATTTCCATCTTTTGTTGACCAAGCCGTTTTATTAATATCCATACTATTTCCCATTATACACCTTTTATTAAATTGTTATGATGTTTTTGCGCCCTCGCCTTTGGGATTGCGTCCAGTCACAGCACCAGCACCATCTGACTGGTTGTTTGACCTTTGCGTATCTCTTTGACGATTTTGTGCAGTGTTTGCCTTAGCATCTGCTGCTTGTCTTGGATTTAATTCAAGTGGCTGATCTCCTCCGTCTAGTTGTGAATAACCAATCTTTTCTCTTGCCTCATTTGGAACAATGATCTTATTCTTAACATAACGTTCAAGAATTTGTGATTGAGCAATTTCATCGGTAAGCGTAAGTTCATTAAATTTAAGTTCTACAAGATCAGTCTTTTCTTTAATAATCTTATTAAGAATTTTTTCTAAGTATTGCTGTGCTGGACGAGATACTTGCTCTTTAAATGTACGGTCTTGTGTCATGGCTGCTGCAACGGCTGCTCCATCTACCCCGCCTAATTTGGATAGGGGAACCTGATGAGCCATGAGGATATCATCACGATTTTGCTTTCTATATTTCTCAAATGATGCCTCTTGTACGCCAGACTCAATAGGATGCATCTCAAATTCAATCTTGCTTCCCTCACTATCGCCAGGAAGAGGAATATAAAGTGTACGATGGCTTTGACCTTTAAGACCTGTCTGTAAGAATCTAAATAGTTTATCCTCTGCCTCTGGAGTTAACTTCGCACCTTTTACGGTAACGATGTATCGTGGAACAGCCTTATTCTCAAAGTAATCAATATTATATTGAGCAGCCATTTGATCACCAACGAGGGAAGTCATTGATGCAACAATATCTGGAATACCATAGAAGGTGTTAAGTGGAGAATATTCTTTAATATGAATAATCTCATTAGGACGAGGATCATCAGTAATTGGATTTGGATTGGTGGCACCAAAATTACGGAAATATACAATAGTTCCTGCAATGATTTGAATATATCCATCACGAATACGACGAACTCTCATCGTTGTTGATGGAATGTGTCCAATGTATCCGATATCTCCCGCAACAGTTCGTCCAATTTCAATATAACCATTTCCAGTAGCCTCAAGATCAGTCACGACCTTTTCCATAGTTTTTGTAAAACTGTCTTCATCATTACATGATTCAATCCATTCTGCTAATTGAATCTTAAGTCTTTCAATTCTTTTCTTTGCTGCACTTTTTGCTTTTTCATTTTCTACAGAATCAAGTTTCATTACTGTTGTAGGAGTCATTTGAAAACTATAACCAAGACCAACAGTATTTGATACCTTGGCATCAATTGCAGCATGGTTGGCAAACGAGGTATCGTAATAAGAAGAAAGTTCGTACATGTTATATGGAGGAGTAATTACGTCAAAGATTCCATAGCCATTGCGATATACCTGCCCAGGATTAATTCTTTTTGAATTTGCCCCATTAGTACCCGCAGGCTGTGCCATTGCTGAAGAAATATATCTCTGATCAATCTGACCATCTGCTTGGCGAGGAACTTGATTTACGGTGGTATTTGCTTTTTCTACTCTTGTAGTTTTTCTTTTAAAGTTTGTAGATACACCACTTAAATCTCTTAATTCTTCCCAAGACTTTGCAAATGGATCTGCATTAGCGAATGGCTCTTCTCTGTTATAAGTGGACATTCTTGCATCAATATAACTTTTAAAATCTTCCATTATTCCTCATTTCCATACAATTGCATAGTCTTTTGTGCCGCCGCTACAGCGCCAAGATCATTAAGGTTAGGGATGAGTCCCTCTTTCATTCTGCTTACTTGTTCGCTATGCTCTTCTTCTGTTGCACGATTAATTCCAGCATAGAACCAAGGAGTACCTTCTGGCTGACCGTAGTGAGCAGCAGCAGCCTTTAATTCTGCCATCTTTGATAAATCTCCACGCATAGATTGAATATTTAACAGGTTTCCTTGACCATCGTGAAACAGGTGTCCACTTGGTAATTTCCAAAAATATAGTCCCCAATCATACATTTTTGGTATAAAGGTTAACTTAGAGTTGCCAATTTTTCCGTTATTTTGCTCATTCATGTTACTAATTGTACCAGATTATACGGGTTTTTGAACATAGTCTAACCAAGATGCGCCAATAATGATTGACGTTTGTTCTTGACGCATTTTCATTCCCATGTCATCATCAGATATATAAGAATTTGTGGCGGTATAGGCTTTATAAATATTCTTTGGACCAGTTAAATAAGAAGTCTTTCCTCCACTTACATAAACGTGCTCCCAAGTATCTTCATTCCAATAGGACCAAACATTTGGTGGACTAATAACTTGTCCAGCATCATCTTTGTTGAGAACATCGTTCCATTTACGCAATATTAAGTCTCTTTTGATTCCTAATGAATCTGCAAGGAAGTAAGATACGTTATCAAATGTAAATCCTCCAAATAAACTTAAAGTCCCTTCAGCAAAGTCGCTAAAATCTAATTCATCTTTAAAAGATATTCCAATAACATTCCATTCATCATTTTTAATTAAAGGATTTTTTACATATTTTCCATTTTGATAAAATGTGGGACTAGTTACTTCTTGATAAGTTTTTACAGAATTAGATTCATTGACTGAAGAAACCGTAACATTTATAGTCTTGGTATATGTATCTGGAGAATATTCACAATCCCAATAGTTTGTCCATTCATCAGTATAAGCATTTCCACCATCAATGAAAAAAACATCTGGCTGACTATATGCCTTAATAACTGTTTCTGTAGAAGTTTTATCTAATGCCAAGAATGTTATTCCATTTTTATCTTTAATTTCAAGAAATGGAATTTGATTTGCTGTACCAGGAAGATTTGTCATAAGGAAGAAATTCAATGCCCCAACCGTATATACCTGAGCCTTGTCTTTATTTATTGGAATTGTAATTCTGTACTGATTGATATCTCCTGTTGGTTGAATTGATGAAGGAGTGAGAACCTTTACTCCAGACTTTTTAGTGGTATATATGTAAGGAGTAGTCTTTTTTGATATAACGTATGGATTCTTATTTTTATAATCTTTTAATCCATATAAATTAATTTCTGGATATATTTTTGTTCCAAACTTTGTTCCAACATAATTTTTTTGAATTTCTGGATCAAGGTAGTTTGCGTAATTAAAATTCTTTGAAGATATTTCAAAACTCTTTATTTTTAAAGGATTTTTTAAGATTGATCTTTGATTAATAACAAAATGAGCAACGATAGCATAATCTTCAAAATTATTCTTTTTTGGTGGATAAACAACAACGTCATCTGTAAAAATAAATTTTGTTTGATACGCTTTTTTAGGCATATCATCAGTATTCTCTAAGTCTGCATCAATAGAGTTAGTGTCTGATAATTCTTTGGTATATGGAAAACTTGATAGCGGAGCATTTGCTCCATCAGATAATTTTTGAAATGTAAAATATGTTTCAACAGATGACCCTTTTATGTCATTAACATTTCCACTTTGATTGTTTTTCTTTAAATTGAAATAATTAATATAATTTATATGAACAGATTCTTTTAAATCTTCGTATGTTAATGAAGAGTATTCATCCAAAAGTTGCTGATATTTCCATAATTCATTTAACTGTGGAGAAGCATAACCCAAGTTTACCTGCAACATATCTAAATCGTATGTCATATTTCCTTGTCCATTTTTTACATAACTAGCAAAATATGTTAATGGATAATACTCTTCCCATTCTGAAGAAATAGAAATATCTAAAAATAGTTGACCATATTCGTATTCTGGAATAAGTGTATAACTGCTAATGTGATCGAATATTTCTTGATCTGTACCAGATTTTGAAAATCCATAATCATTGAAAGTTTCTGATATTTTATTATAATTATTCTCATTGCAAAATCCAACAGTATATATTTTTCCTTCAAAAGTATTTAATGAATTGCCACCAACATATAGTTGTATTGAAGATGGAGAAGAAAAGAATCTTGAAATGTCTGATCCGTAATATTCTGTTGCTTTTTCAAAATTAATTCCAACAACAAAAGGTTTATTTATTTCTGCTGACTGAAAAGAATTTTCAAGTTCTATTCCATCAAGATAGTATTTTATTTCGTTTCCTGTTATATTTATGTCAAAGGATTGCTCATTTATAACATTGATGAAACTCATTAAGGTTCTTGAGTCTTCGATATCATCCTTTATTTCAAAAACTCCGTATACAGCAGAAACTGTGTTTTTGAGTATGTTTAATGTGGGGAAATTTAAATATGATTGGCTTACATAGTCTGTTCCAGAAATTCTATTCCAAGTTGTTCCATTATCTTCAATATTTGGTCTAAAAGAAATAAAGTGTGGAGTTGTATTTGTTTCAGATTCTAATTCATATACTGATTTATTATCCTTATACCATTGATAAATATCCCTATCACCAATATTTATAATTGGCAAAGAATAGTTTGGAACAGATAAATAGTTTTTATTTGCCTCAATGTTATCAAAATATCCTGCATCCCATCTAGCAATATCTGGGTATATTATGCTTGAATTATATTCTGCTGTAGAGAAGTCAATGCTTGCTGGGGTGCCGCCAAATTTATTATCTATGGTTTGAATTGCAGGGGAGCCTTGTCCATAAACAAATCTTCTTTTTGCTACAGAATTTGCAACAATATATGGGAAAACCGAGACACAATCTACGCTAAACATTTTTATTGATGGATAAGAGTATACGCCCCACCAATCTCTATCATTTGGCAAGTCTATTGTGCTTCTGTTAAAGGGAACTTGAACAACCTGTTCGCCATTAATAAGTAAACAAGCAACATCTTCTTTAATCAATAAATGTAAAAGCATTGGCCTATACCATTCACCCACACAGTGAGAGGCTATTTCATTTCCAACAACTAAAGTAATAAAGCCTTCTTTTACATAAATGCCATTATTTCCAGATACTGGTCCGATTATTTTTTTTGCAGAAGTAGTTTTTGGATCTACTTTTATCCACATTTCAAGAGTATAGACTTTGTTTCTTCCAGAATCATTAAGCATTCCTTTGCCTGGAAATATAAATGATGGATAATTTGAAGAAGAATCATATGAATATATTTTTGTACAACTATCAGATCCATAAATTATTGGCATACCGTCATTTTTTGCCATTAAAAAATTATTATTTACAATATAATAACCATTGTCAAAAGATGTTCCATACTGATCTGCTACCATTCCAGATAGGTCTGAAAAATCTGCCCCCACAGAATCTGGCAAGGAAATTACTGCATTACTACCAAGATTTTCATAGCAGGATGTTTCTGACTCTTGACCAACAGATAATCCATTTAAAATTACATAACCGTTAGAACCCGCCCCAAAGGTGCTAAGAAAATCAACTTTTATAATAAGTTTTAAACTTCCATTCCAGTTTTCTGGAAGGGCATAGGTGTGATTAAAATTTAACCAAGAACTTGTTTCTGGAGGTGGTATTTCGTCAGAAAGAACTTCTTGAAGTTGGTTGTTGTCATCAAGATAACTGTATCCAACCTTAAACCAATTTATAAATGTTGCTTCTTGATATAACCAAAAATTTACACAAAATGTTGGAATTTTATTACTAACATCATTTAATCCAAAAATAACTGGTGATACGGCAGTTATTGTTCCAGCACTATCATTTGTTTTAGTGATTGAAGAATAAACATCAGAATCTATTGGTAGTGTGCTGCTTGGAAGAGGATATGGAGTATCATCTGCTACACAACCCGTAAGATTCCAATAACTAAAAAGCCTATCATTGTCATTTAATAATGAAATATAATATACTGAATCATCCATGCTCCACATAGCGATTGGATGTTCTGCGAACACCCTCTCAGCATATTTATTTCCAGAAATGCTCATATATACCATTATAGCAAGGACGGGGTAGCCTCAACCACTACCCCGCCCAAGCCATCCGACCTATTAAGCAGTTTTAACAATGTCTACAACTTCACAAGCGCCTGCAACACAAGCAAGATCTTGTACGCCAGTAGTTGTATCTTCTAGTTCATAAAGAGGCAAGGATTGCCAAGGAATATTGTTTGGCATCTTTGCAAATGCCTCTTCATACTCCTCCTTAGTAATTTCTTGATATGGCGCTTGCTTATATGAATGCTCAGATGCTGGAAGGAAAGATATTCCACCAATGGCATCAAAATTCTTATATACCCAAGCACCAACTTCTAGCCATTCATCTTCTGCAATATTAACAGTTACAGATGGATTATGTTCTGTCCAAAATTCACGATACGTCTTCCACATTTCTAAATGATCAATAGCAGACAAATCCTTTGTTACTGTTGCTCCATCTGGGGACTTTATTGGGAAATAAAATACAGTGGTTGAATCTGGCTTCATAACATCTGGTTCATTAGGAATATTAAAATCCTTAAGGAATTCTGTCAAAGGATCTTTATTATCTGCTCTTACTGAACGAATATAATATTCTGAATACCAAGGATGTATTCCACTAGATACCCCCGTTAACTGTGAGACTGTTCCAGAAGGCTTTACTGTTGTAACAGCAGTTGATTGTTGAATTCCAAGTTTATCTGCTTCAGATATATTTGTATCAACAGCAACTTTACGAAGGTTTGTCAATAATTCAGGTAATGAATTATGATTAGTCCCAGTAAGAACGTTACCAAAAATGCCAGTGAGTGATACACCGAGTAGTCTTTCTTCTTCACTGTTATCCTTCCAAATCTTCCTGATGTATTTAAAATTAGTAAGCGTTGATTGCCAAGTACCTAGAATCGCAGCAATACGAATTTTTTCAGCAAGACTTTCTTGCGTATCCTTTGCATCAATAACAACTTCTGTTAAATTACAGAATTGATTGGGACGTAGAAGAATTTCTCCACATGGGTTTGTTCCTGCTACCTTAGAAGAATCACGACGACCAAACTTGTCAATATGTTTGCGAACAGAATCCATATTATAGATACCACGCTCACCAGACTTTGATTCATATAGATTACGCCATTCACGAAGAAACTGAGCAGTATTTGGCTTCATGTTATATACCGCTGAGTTATTGGCAAGCGCACGCTGCCCCTCTGTTTCCCACCATTGACCTGACTTAGCCTTAGCCATTTCAAAATCATCAAGATTTGAAAGAGAAATGAGGGCAGAGCGACGAACTCCACCAACAACAACTACTTCACCAATCTTACACATAATGTCATGTGCTTCAATTGGCTTTAATCTACGGCCAGCAGCAATTTTAAATTGCTCAACAGTAAACTTAAATAAATCGCTAAGTGGCTTAGGGCCAGATGCACGGCCACCAAATGTCTTTAGTCTTGCTCCTGCTGGACGAACCTTAGACATATCCCAGTTTGGAATTTGTCCCATAGATAAAAGACCAATAAGTTCTTTATATGCCTTTGCCCAACCTAATTTGCTATCTTCAACAATTACCGTGGTATTTGTTGGGAAAAAATCATCAGCAATTACTGGAAGATGATTTACATATTTCTGTTCAACAGAAAATCCTACACCAGTTCCGTTCATAAGAACGTACATAGCCTCATCAAAGGCTCTCAGGCTATCTACAGCGATAAAAGAACAGTTGTATGCTGCAATATTGTCTCTTTCTAATGCTGGTCCAGCGGTCATCATGGCACGCATAGAAGGCATAACCTTATGATTAAGAATTGCATCTTTTACTTGTGCAAACTTAATATCATTTTCATCATAATTAAAATTATTAACAAGGTGATTCTTCATAAATGTCATATAACGATCCACAGTTTCTACCCATGTTTCCCTCCTGTTCTTATCTTCCAGCCAGCGGGAGTATCTTGAAACATGAATAAAATTGCGGTATGGATCTGAGATTGATCCATTTTCGTCAATAAATGACATATGAACACCTTCCATTTTGAATTGTAATAAAGGACTATTGTAGCAACTTCTTTTAAAATCCGCAATTCGGTATGAGGGAAATATTAAAAAATTTTATAGTGATAACTATAACAATTTAAAAACATTAGTTTTCTGATTTAGACCATTTGTGCAATGGACATTCTGTAAACGCTAAACGTGCTTTTACTTTCATAAAACAACCACACTCTTTACATGTCCAAGTTGGTTTAAACAATGATGGACAAGAGTTACAGATTGCTAATCTTTCAAATGCTTCTTCTTTTTCAACAAACATTACAATCCTTTCAAGTATCCTTCTAGTTCTGCTTCAAAATCTGCTTGTTCTTGTGCATCAATTTGTACTGGATTTGGAACAAAAATTCCTTGTGCCTTTGCTGATGCCGCATGATTTGCCATGATTCTATCTTTGTCTCCCCACTTTTCTTTTGGACAATATTCATGTTCATATTTTGTTGTTTTTAATATTATTTTTTCATTAATGGTACAAGTTATATTTTGTAAATCAAAAAGGGGGCATTGCTTGCATATTGAAATTCTTTCTTCTCTTTCTTTTTTTGATACAAATTTTCCTGGACCGCAATTTTCATTGGGCCAAGAATAAATCTTTGCATTATTTTGTGGTTTTTCATTTTTAATTCCATCAACTTTTATTTTTTCTTTTAATTCTTTCTTATTTTTAACAACAACCTTTGTGCCAAAAAATGTCCACTTACCTAATGAAAGATCATCGCTATTAATAAAAATAGTCATTTCTTTATCATCTTGCATTAATCTTAATCCAGTACAAAAATCATAATAAGAAATTAAGTTATTGTCATTATCAAAAACACAAAGAAAAGTTTCATCATTTTCCCAAACAGTATTTGCTTTATCTTTATATATATTTATAGTACTCATTATGTTATTTTATACCATTCTGATCCATTGTTTATATATCCATTCGCAGTTTGACTGATAAGAACATCACATGCTTGATAACTGCAATCATAATCTTCTGAACCACATGTCACAATAACTCTTCCGCCATAGGGACTTGATCCTCCACACCCACATTGTCCCCAACCTCCTTGCCCTGGATCTGATGAACATGAATCTGGACACTCAACAGTACATCCTGCCGCTCTACTACATGTTTGCTGAACTGTTCTGCAAGAATATGCATATGGCTTTCTTGTACAAGTTGATAATGGGCCTAAAATTCTTTTTTGTGAATAAACAGACACCGTGCATGTGGAATCTCCGCTACTTAGGGTAAGTATTAAAGAATTGCCAGAGATGGTCTGAGTCACAGATCCAGAATTTACAGAAAAAGAATATATCAAATTAGGATTATAATTTGTTATAGTAAATCTACCAACTTGATTTTGATATGTGATAATTGGCTTGTCAGGAACTCCTCCGCCACCCCAAATAGATGCACCAACTACTGCAAGGACAGGCATATCATGAACTCAAATCCCCGTATAACAACCATTGGTTTGCTGCTCTTTTAACTAATGTTGCTACAGAATATCTTGTTCTTAGTCGATAATTATTCTCTGTTACTAAAACTGTAGTAATGCTATCTTCTTGTGCAATAATTGTAGTTTGCCCCGTCCCCATGCTTGCAATGGTTATTGTGGTTCCAATAGGGAAATTAACAGATGCATCTTTGGGTACATATACAGTATTTGCTGAAGAAGAGGTCATTTCTACTTGCTTGTATGCATCTGTAAGTTGTAATGGATATAATGTTTCAGATGATGATACAAAAGAACGATTGAGTGGAGTTAAATTATTCAATGAAGTTTGAAGATTATCGACATTGCTAATCTGCATTCCTGACCAACTTGCATTTGAACCATCAGAGGATAGGAACTTTTCATTAGTTTCTGGATATGACTGTGAAGGAAGAAGTCCAGTTATAGCACTAATTGAACTACTAACAGTATTTGCTACAAACGCCGTTGTTGCAATTCTTGTACTACTATTGCCAAGACTTTGTGTTGTAGCGGTAGGATTACCAGTTAATGCTGGAGATGATAATGGAGCATATGTTGAGAATGCATCTGCGCTTTTAATATACCCCTGATTAATGACAAAAGCAGTTGTGGCAAGTTGTGTTGTTGAAGTATCTACTGATGCTGTTGGTGCTAAAGGTGTTCCTGTAAAAGTAGGAGAAACTAATGCTGCCTTTAACAATAATTTTTCTTCTACCTTTTCTGCCAATAACTGCATGTCTCCAGAAACATCTACAGCATCTGTTTGTAAAGGATATGGTAATTGATAAGAAGTTGTTTGTCCACTAGCAGCCATAATAAAATTATACCATCAGGCTACTAGATCTCCAGCAACTACCCACAAATTTGTACCTCGTTTAATGAGCGTTGCCATAGACCAAAGAGTTCTGGTTTTTCTTCCAGGAGTAGCATCAGGAGTGAACCCGCTTCCAGCAACTGTTATTTGTCCAGAACCTGTTTGAAGAACAACAATATATGTTCCTACTGGAAAGTTTACTGATGCATCTGCTGGAATTGTTAATGTTGTGGCGGAAGAGGAGTTTACTTCAATCATTTTACTTTGATCAGATAAAATTAAAGTATAAGATGCTGTCCTAGCATTTGTTCCTATTGTTGTTATTGGAGTAGTTAAGGTTTTATCTGTCAATGTTTGTGTTCCAGAGACTGTTACAACATCTACCATTGAAGAACCATTATAAGAAGACAATTTACCAGTGCTATCTATTTTGGCTACCGTGGCAGCATTTGTCTTCCATTGTTGTAAATCAGCAGTTTGTCCATTTGCACCTTGAATAGCCAACGGAATTACCGAGATTCCAGTAGGAGTGATTAAGTTTCTTGTTGAAGCGGTATCGTTAGAAGATGGTGCCATCTTTATATATGAAGAACTATTAGTGCCGCCAGGGGTAGATGAGGTTCCCACTACTGTCTCAATATATGCTAATCTTGATTGAACTGGAAAAGGTGTAGGAGATATGTTTTCATATCCTATGCTAGTTATAACTCCACTTATTTTATTGTCTATCTGAAGTAGTCTATTCTCTATGCTATTTGTAGCAACAGAACCATTTGTTCCACCCATGTGGTAGTACTGAAATGCCTCATAGATGCTTGCATTATCTGCAAGCACTGGCACAGTTACCTTATAGTTGGTTCCTAGTTCATTGGGCATTATTGTCTCCTATTCAATTATATCATTGTGTTTATTGTTGCAACTATTTTTCTTTTTTCCATTCAGCATACATTTTTGCTTGTTTTTTTTCTACTTCTTCTTTTTCTTTCTTCCATTCTGCTTTGCGCTCTTCGGAATACTCTGCTTCAGCATAATCCCAAAAAGACCCTAGGGTATATCTTGTTCCACTTGTAACTTCTTTTACCGCATGAATATTTTCTATACCGCCTGGAAATGTTATTAGCATTCCTTCGTCTGGAGATATACAGATATCATGATCTCTAAAGTCTAATTGTCCACCACTATAATCACTATTTAAATAAAGTAAACAAACAAATTTGCTTACCTCCCAAGCACTTGGATTTCCATCCATATCAGAGTTGTCTGAATGAAAATTTGCATAGGACCCCTTTTCCCATTTTTGTGCATGAGTAGAAACTCTTTTAACTTTTCTACTATGAGCCTCTTCTGCTGCAAATTGCATTTTTTCTGCTACATCTTTTAAATAAAATCTTGATAAACCAAATTTTTCTAAATCTTCATCATCTTCAACCATATTCATTCCATATGATTCATAAAATGCTACGAGGCTCCACTCTGTTTTATTTTTGTAATATTGAACTAATTTTTTACAATCTTGTTGAGGGATAAAATTATTAAAATAAATTATATCTTCTTTAAAAAATCCTTTTTGTGCATCAGATAGCATTTTTATTTCCATGTTCTAATATGGTCCAAAAAAATGGACAAGTATACCTAATGCCTGAAGTTACTTCTGTTACACCGTGTATATAATTCATGTCTCCTGGGAAAAAATATGCTGCTTTTGATTTTGGTTTAAATTTAATATCTTGTTTTGGAAAATAAAGTTCTCCACCCTCATAATCGTCATTTAAATAAAATAGACTTGCTATATCATAATATGGAAAATCATTTGGTTTTCCAGCATCTGGTCCTTCATGAAGTTCTTTATCTGCATGAGGATTTTGAAAATATCCTGGAAGCCATCTAACAATTGTTGGAGAAGTGGGTCGTGCATCAACATTGAAAAAATTGTCAACATTTACCTTTAATCTACCCATCATTGTCTTTATTATTTTTGAAATTTCTGGATCTTGCTTATTCAATGTTTCTTCTGTAGCAACTCTATTTTCCCAAAATGAAGCGTCATAGATACAGGTGCCATTTTCATTATAATGACTTTCCGTTACATCCCACAAAGTTATTTGACGAGCAAAGGGTAAAAGAATAGAATGCTCTTCTTCAGTCATAAAATTTTCTAATTCAACAATATTTTCTGATGAATTACCAAAAAATCCAGACGGAGTAATAGAAATATTCATTGTTAAATTATATCTCAACTATAACTTCTTTTTTCCCAGACTTCATTTTTATATACCCCGCCGTCTGGCACACGATACTTTTTCATATTTTCCATATTTTTTTGATAAAGTTTATTTGGATTTTCAATAACTATATCTGAATTCCAACTTTCTCTTTTAAAAGGAAATACTTGGGAGTAGACTGTTCCAGCCTTGATGATTCCAGTCCAACCCAGTTTAATAAAAAATGGCATCGTACCAGGCATATTAACCTTATCATTATCTACTATTCCACTTGTCGATAAAAATGGAAGTTCGAATCTATTCATTGGATGAGTATATAAAACGCTATATCCTTCTGGAACTTCTACTGCCCAGTCCATCCACCAAGCAAAATGCTCTTTATGATACCCCTGTGGATGTTCAAATTGTGGCATAGGATCTCTTGGTCCACAAAAATCTTGATACTGGGAATCTAATACTTTTACCAATATCTTTTCATCTTTTATATAAAATTCAATATCACAAGGAGTTCTTAGAGCGTAACCGCTTGCCATAACATCAAAAATTGCTGGGCAGGCTTTCCATGTAGGAACTTTTCCACCATCTTGTGGATTTATCCAAGGTTCATTGGTATAGGGATTTATAGCAAAACGATCTGCCTTTCTAAACCATTCAGGAATAGTTTTTGATATCGGTTGTGGACACGAATCACTTTCTTTATTTAGCCAAGATCTATTTGATATGAATTTTATATTACTCATATTAGTCCATTCTTTTTGTTTTTAATTTAATATTTTTTACTTCATGAGAACCTTGTGAACTTCCATCATATTTTATTGCATTTCTATAAAAATTAGAAAATTTACCATTTACAGATATTTCTTGTATTTTTTGTCCGTTTAACAATATTTCTTCATAATGACTATTTGGAAGTTCATCATAAAAAATATTCATTTCATAGTTTTGCAATGAAGATAAAGATAAAGGAAGTATTGATGCAACAGGAGTCTTTGCTGGTATGCATATCTCTACATTTGGAACTAATATTCTCCAAGCCAGCGGTAGTGGCGGCTTATAAAAAGAAGTACTTATTATTGATGTATAACATTGTGCATAGGCATTGAAATCGTTTGGCACTGGAATTGTTAGCATTGAAACATCAATATCTGAAAAAAATGTCAGGCCAGTATTAAAACTTAATGTAGCATTTCCTCTTGAGGAATTACAGTATTTTAACCCTTTTATAATTTTTATATGACTAGAACTGTTATCAGTAATTCCATCCCAAATAAAAACTATGTCTTCTGGAAAAGATATGCCCCATCCCAAAGTATTTGATAGGCTGACAGGGAAACAGTGATATGCATGTCTTTCTGAAGTTTCATCCATCCAATTTCTTTTTATAGAAAGTTGTTCTATACTTGCATATTCTTTTTTACAATGAACTTTGATTTTAGTCACTATGACCCTGTTTCTATATGTTGTCCATGATATTTATCTGAGTAATCTAACATTGTTACCATAGAATACTTTTTACCGTCAAAAACAGGACATGCTCTATGAGGATACATAAAATTTGATGGGAAAATATATGTATCTCCAGCAACGGGTTTAATTTTTATACCTTGCAATGGGAACTCAAGTTCTCCACCATCGTAATCGTCATTGGGGTAAGACACTAGTGATACTGTACAGTTATAAGAAAATCCGTGATCAGTGTGTGCCTGAAAGTGTTGACCTTTTCCATACTTAACAAAATTTGTTGATTCCCAATATCTCATTTCGCCAACATTAAATTTTTTACAATAATGTTTCACTACTTGTAATTGAGCATTATATGTTTTTTGATACATACTGTCTAATTCTTTAATTGAATCAGTTATAGGCAACATACCGCTTTTATACTTAAAGTCATAACAGTCTCTATATTCTGGCATATACTCCATATACCCCACCATAGCCTGTTGCCAACCAATAAATGAATTACTGTCTATTGTTTTTTCTAAAGTATCTATGACCTTCATATTTTTAGCAATAACATCTCTATAGACAAAAATTCCAGAATGAAGTTCTTCAAAATCTGACCAAGAGGGCAACATTGAGGCATACCAATTTGCTAATCTATCGTGATGTGATTCCATTTTTACCATTTCCCTAGTGGACAACTAGCGTTTATAAGTTTTGTTTTTAAATTCATAAAGCATAAACATGCTTTACACTGATTTGTTATTGGTATTAACTGATCGCAAGAATAACATTCTGATATTCTTTTATCAGAAATTTCTTTATCAATATAATTTTTACTTTTAAATAAGTCAAAAGGAGTTACCTTTTTTGAAGATTCCATTTAAAATTCCTTTTAAATATAATTATTTTCAATAGTTATTGAAGCATCACTTAGCATTGCTGCAAAGAATCCTTCCATATTTGTATTACAATATCTATCTGCCACAAAAGTTGCAACAACCTTGTCATCAATTATTGCAATTAATGACTCAACCTTTAAATTTTTTAATTCTTCGGCAGTATAAAAAGATTCTTCATTATCCCCTTGAACAAATTCTTCATTAATATATTTCATGCCGATTGTTGGAATTTTTGAACAATCTTCAACATATACTATTTTTGCTCCATTAAGCATAGGATTAAAAATATCTGTTATTGGATTTGGCATTATTAAAAGTCTAGAGACAAGTTCATTGTCTATATAGGCATTAATGCTCATTAATTTTGATTCATCTATAACATCATTATTTTGCATTTGTCAATAACTCCTTTTTAAATTAACAACAACCGCCGACTGGGGCACAGTAAACTGGGAAACCTGAACAAGCATAGCATTGACCACAGAAACTTGGTGGGAAATATGGAGGGAAGTATGGTGGAAAGAATGGAGGGAAATAAGGACCAAAGTCTGGTGGGAAAAATGGTGGAAAGTCTGGTGGAAAGAAAGGAGGAAAGAACGGAGGGAAAAACGGTGGAGCATAATTATAATAAGTATAGTTAACAGAAGATCCTGGATCTGCTGCTGCATTTGCTGCTGGATTAGTAGATATTATTTGTTGATCTAATGATGCATTTGTAGTATCTGATGCTGTTTGTGTTCCTACAACAAGACCTCTTGCCACAATTGAAGAATTAGCATTTGTTCTTGTTTGACCAATAACGTTAGGAACTATTGCTAAAAATCTTTTCCATGTACCGTCTGCTGCTTTTACAAAGGCATCATAGATACTTTGCCAAGTCCCGTCGCTTTTACGCACAGAAATACCAGTGATGGGATTGTTTCCACCACTGCTATTTTTAATTGAACTTGGCATACCATTTCCTTAATATTTTAACCAAATGTCGCCTTCACTGCCTGTACCAGGATCTGTGGTGCTTACATAGATATTTCTTACTCTATAAGACGCCAATGTTTGTACTCCAGTAAGAGTGATAGATGTTGCATTAGATATTGTACCACCAGAAATTGATGGAGATGTTGCCAAAACTACTGATCCTGATCCAGTAGAAGTTGTAGATCCCGTTCCTCCATTTGCTACTGGAAGAGTTCCTGAAATGTGTGTTGTTAGACCAATCTTGCCCCATGATGGTGCAGTTCCAACTCCTCCAGAAATTAATGCATTTCCAGTAGCAACATCTGCAAGTTTAGATAATGCGCTAGAACCAGAGGCATACAAAATATCTCCGATGGCATAGGAAGATTGTCCAGTGCCTCCTTTTGCAGCAGTAACGGTTCCAGTAAGATTAGCAGCATCATTATAGTATGATCCATCTTGTCCATCAAGTTTGTCAGCATTAAGATTAGTAACAACTGTGGTTGATGTTACCTCAAGTGCCCCAATTTTTAATGTATCATAGGTTACACCAGTAAAATCAACAACATTTGAAACTGGTTCAGAAGCGCCAGAAACTAATTTCCATTTTCCTGAATCTGAAGCATCACGAATAAGTCCAGAGTGGTAGTGCCCTGGATTTACATCTCCATAAGCACCATAGATACCAATATCAATTGAGTCTGAATCAAATTGAGAGTCTGCCAAATAAATTAAAGAATCTGTTACAGATAGATTAGTTGTTGATATTGTTGTTCCCGTACCCGTCAAAACAACATCTGTTGCAGTTAATGTGCCAACAATAGTAAGGTTGCCATTTTTTGTTTGGCTTGTTGAAGATGTGTTTAAAGCATCTGTTATTCCATACCCTGACAATGTAGTGGGAGTTGAAGAAATCTTACTCCAAGCAAGCCCAGTAAGCCATGAAGGATTAGAATATGTACTTCCAGTTGCTACAGCATCTGTTATTCCGTAACCAGAGATGGTTGTAGGGGTGGAAGAAATTTTGCTCCACGCTAATCCAGTAATCCAAGATGGGTTTGAATAAGTTCCGCTTGTATAGACTCCATTTGTAACTGTTCCAGCATTTCCATCAATAGAAATACCTGTTAACGATTGTGAAGATGATGCTCTATTAAGTGCAATTGATGTTGTTCCTACATAAAGATTTGAATTTCCAAGAACAGTGCTTGGTAGCGTTCCTGTTAGATTTCCTGCGGTAGTGTAATAATCTCCACTTTGACCATCTAGTAAATCAGTATTAAGGTTATCTACTTTTGTTGTTGAAGACACGACAAAAGGAGAAGATCCTGTAGCAACAGTAGAAGTGAGTTGTCCACTAAGTCTTATTGTTCCAACAACATCTAACTTTGCCGCAGGGGATGGCGTTCCAATGCCAACATCACCATTTCCTTTAACAATGAAAGGAGTAGAATCTGGGTCTGTGCTGTCTTGAACCTTGAATGCATCTCCAGATCCTACTTGAGTAATAGTTAGAGAAACATTCGAATTGTCACCAACAATTTCAGATGGTCCAGCAAATACCGAGTTTGAATATGGAAGAGAATTCCAAGAAAGATTTTGATAACCAAATTTCCATCTATGAGTATCTAATTCGATACCCATTTCTCCATCAGCAAGAGTTGGATTGTTTGCTTCCCAATTTGCGCGGGTATCCCTACGCATTTGAATTCTTACAGCCATATGTTAATTATATCATTCACCATAAATGCAAATACCCCGCATAAAACGGGGTATTTACAAGAATATTTAGTATTACTTCTTCTTGGAAGCAACTTCTTCTGTTGGAATTTCAACTACTGGAGAAACGAACTCATCCTTTTCGGAATCATACTTGTCCCCAACACCAGCATACTTAGTTCTGAAGTTATTGTTGTAACTTGTTTGCTTCCAAATTCCTGGAAGTCCAATGGAATTGATAAATGCTGCTCCTACAGCCTCTGATTCTGGGAATTCAAGATTTCCACAATCCTTATTATCTACTACAATAACTTGAGTTACAACATCATTTTCAATCTTAGCAAAATGTGCCATTTTCATCTCTCCTTTCGTTTTGATTATTATACATTAAGTTATGTGTTTCTAGCAACACGGATGATTACTACTCCTGAGCCGCCAGCGCCATTGACACCGACCGCATTGTTAGCATTTCCACCATTGCCACTATTGGCCGTGCCAGAAGCCGATGAGACTCCAAGTGATGCACCACCAGCGGAATACGTCACAGCGGAGCCAGTAATAGAGTTACTCGCGCCAATGCCAGCAGTTCCTGCACTAGCACCAGCACCGCCAGCACCACCACCGCCGCCACCGGAACCAGCGGCGACCGTTGCATCACCACCAGAATACCCACCAACAAGTGACGTACCGCCGTATTTCGTGCCAGAGTTAGAAAGACCGCCGCCGCCGCCGTTGCCGCCAGAAAGACCGTACTGATTCACATAGTCGTTTCCGTTGTAGCCGTAACCACCTCCACCGCCACCGATGGCAGTCGCCACACCAGCGATGGATGACAGGCCTCCATTGTCTCCTCGTGCGTATGCGTAAAGAGCAGCAGGCGTAAAACCAGCCGCACCGCCAGCGCCGACCGTTACGGTATACGATCCAGCACTTAGATAGGCGTTGCTCTGCGACCATAACTGACCGCCGCCGCCAGCCCCACCACGATAAGTGCTTGTGTAGGTATAGCCAGCACCACCACCTCCACCAACAACCAAAACATCAGCAAAACCAGCGGTAGCCATAGTAATTGACCCAGTTCCAGTAAACTTATATACATCATAAACTGTTCCAGATGTTCCAATTGTTCCATTACCTGTAAAGGAAGTTATTGTTGGAGATCCTGTTGTTGAACCTACTGTGGCATATGTTCCTGTGGTTAATTGAGCAATTGGATAACGAACGACAACTATTCCAGAGCCACCAGAAACTGTCCCAGTGCCACCGCCATTACCAGTATTGTTTGTACCATTACCAGAAATTCCACCAGCAGCATAAGTCACTGATGATCCAGTAATAGAAGATGCTTTTCCTACTCCAGCAGTAGCACCAGAAGCAGCACCTCCTGCTCCTCCTCCACCACCACGGTTAGATCCAGAAACGGCACCACCATTATTTCCTTGTGCTCCAGAATAAAGTGCTACGCCACCACTTGATGCTGAATAGCCTGCTCCTCCTCCACTTCCTCCAGTACCTCCGTTTCCACCACCGCCGCCGCCATCGCCATAACCAGCGGCTCCACCTCCGCGTGCCACAAATCCAGGGGCAATGCCAGAAGTTCCTAAGACAAATAACGAGTCGCTACCAGCAGAACCACTAGATCCACCACTTCCAATAGTTATTGAATAATTTCCATTATTTAAAATAATACCTTGTTCAATATATCCTCCACCACCTCCAGAGCCAGAAGTGAAGTTACCATTTGAATTTCCTCCTCCTCCTCCTGCAATAACGAGAACATCTGCATTTCCTCCAGAAGAAACATTCAATGTTCCAGAAGAATTAAAAGTATGTACCTTATAAGTAACACCATTTACACCGTTTGAACCATTTGCGGTATATGTAGTTTCAGTACCTCCAGAAGCAGATACTAGTGTTGATATAGGAGTGCCAGGAGTATTAACACGGATTATGACTATACCGCTACCGCCAGCGCCGCCGTTGCCACTGCTGTAGTCCGCTCCGCCCCCGCCGCCCGTGTTTGCTGTGCCCGATCCGCCCGTGCCCGAAACTATTCCGTTTCCGCCGCCACCAGATCCGCCCGTGCCAGCAGCACCCGAACCAGCGCCACCACCACCGCCACCATAGGTTTGCGCTGAGCCAGTCTGAAGTGAGTTGCTGACACCAGCGCCACCGTTGCCGCCAGTCGTGCCTGAGCCATTAGTACCGGCAGCACCCGCTCCACCACCGCCACCATTCGCAGAAGCAACAGCGTTTCCACCAGAATTTCCCTGACCGGTAACTCCCGGTCCACCATTCTGGCTCGCTGATCCTCCGCTG